TCCATCATCGGCGCAACAGAAAACCTCCTGCTTAGCTCTGGCCTTGGTATTGCTGGCTCTGCGCTGGTATTTGCGTGCAATTTTGTATCTCTCATTTACTACCGTTTATACGCTTTTTTGCTTGTTTCTAAATCGACGTTGCTACAATGTAGCAAATCAATTTGGTCGTGTAGCAAAACCTATGGGCTCTATAACCATCCGCAAGCGCAAGGACGGATCTGCACGGTATACCGCGCAAATCAGGATCATGCAGCAGGGCGTCACAGTTTATCAGGAAAGCCAGACATTCGACCGCAAGGCAACTGCGCAGGCTTGGATCAAGCGACGTGAGACAGAACTAGCCGAACCAGGTGCAATCGCTAAAGCAAATCGTAAAGGTGTGACGGTCAAGGAAATGATCGACCGCTATCTGGATGAGTACGAAAAGATCAGGCCGCTCGGAAAAACCAAGCGCGCCACGCTCAAGGCGATTAGTGAGACATGGCTTGGCAGTGTTGAGGATTCCGATATCACCAGCCAGCAGCTTGTTGACTACGGTGTACGCCGGATGCAAGAAGATGGTATCCAGGCTCAAACCGTGGGCAATGATCTCGCCCACCTCGGGGCCGTGCTTGCTGTTGCCCGCCCTGCATGGGGCTATGATATTGACCCTATGGCGATGCCTGATGCGCGTCGGGTGCTGCGCAAGATGGGCGCTGTCAGCAAGAGTAAGGAACGCGCTCGTCGCCCAACGCTGGATGAGCTGGACCGCCTGCTTAACTACTTCTGCGAGATGCGCGACCGGCGCAAGCAACAGATCGATATGGTGCGCGTCCTGGTGTTTGCGCTGTTCTCAACTCGCCGTCAAGAAGAGATAACCCGAATCCGCTGGGATGCCATGGATGAAGCGGGCAAGCGGGTGTTGATTACTGATATGAAGAATCCAGGTCAAAAGTACGGCAACGATGTGTGGTGCCTGGTGCCGGATGAAGCGTGGCGCATCCTGCAGTCAATGCCACGGGTTGCTGATGAGGTGTTTCCCTATAACGCTAAGTCAGTGTCGGCCTCGTTCACGCGGGCGTGTCGTTTCCTAGAGATTGAAGATCTGCACTTTCACGACCTGCGCCATGATGGCGTGTCGCGTCTCTTTGAAATGGGTTGGGATATTCCGAAAGCGGCCAGCGTGTCGGGCCACCGGGATTGGAACTCAATGCGCCGCTATACGCACTTGCGGGGGAATGGCGATCCATACAAGGATTGGCCATGGCTGGAAATGGTTGTAACTGGCCCCTTGATAGGGGCCGTGACGGATTAAGAGGCGCGGCGTGAGCCACGGCCCATTAGTTTGTCGTGCTCGGCCTTGGCCTTACTGTGCTGGGCATCAAGATAAGCTGCTAGGTCTGACAAATGAACGCCGCGTGCAGACTTCTGGCTGCGTTCAATCGGTACCAAGGGCAGATCAATCTGCCCGGCAGCGACCTTGATTTTCATTTTCTCCGGCGTCAGGTGGCTAAAGTAATCTGCGCAAACCCGCTCAAGCGGAATGATCACAGCACCGTTGTATTGGGCCATCAGCAGAAAGCTAGTGTTCATTTGGTTACCTCCTGCCTTGGTTTGAACGTAAACACCACGTATCTCTGTTGTTCAGGTGGTGCGTATACCCCACGACAAGCTGCGCGTGCGGGCGGGGTTGATAGCGTAGCGTTGTGCTCGTACTTTGCGCCCAGCGCACGCATTTCGTGGGGTATAAGTGCCTTGTGTTGGCGCTACTTGGTGCATTAATAATGCCTGCTGCTGTGCAGCAGAGACTCTTTATTACGCCACCGCTCAGGTGTTGCTGGCGACCAGTGGTAGCAGCGTATGACCATTGCTTTTGTACTTGGTCGCCGCCGTGCTGACGCTCGGCCTTAGCTGCTGTGGTTGCGGTGGCTTGGGTCGTTGCGGGGTCATGTTTTGGCAGAGAATAAGCCCTTCGGGCGAGCCGGGTGATTATCTGTGTCATGCCGCGACCTCCCGTTTTAGTTGTTTGAGCGTGACCTGGTTGCGGGCTGCAGCACGCAGGCGCCACAGAGTGGCAGCGCCATATTCAGTGCGCACCTGGTTCTCAAGTTCTTTCAGCTCGGCTGTGATAGTTTCAAGGCGAGCAACGGCGCGGGTGTGCTCGTGCTGCAGCCTGCCTGCGGCGTCAGGGCTTAGGCGTAGCAATGGATAATTGCGGCTCATGCTGCAGTCTCCTGTTCTGCCTCGAGCAGGATCTGGTCGAACGCCATAGACTCACTATCGAACTTGGCTGTCTTCAGTAAATCTCGGATGTTGGTGATGCCAATCTCGCTGCCGGGGCTGGCCACGAAGCTGATCGTGCAGCGCTCCAGGTCGAAGTCGACGCTGGCATCGTTTTCTAACCAGTCAATCAACTCACTATCAGGGTGTTTAACGTCAGTGGCCTGGGCGGCAGTGATACGGTTGATTATGTCGCCCACTTTTGCTTGCAGATCACGGCTAAAGCGAGCCTGATCCGGCGAGTCGAGCGCGTCGAAAGTATTTGCCGCTAGCAGCAGCTTGCCGTGTACCGCGCTTAGTACATCGCGATCATCTTCATTGAAGGGGGCAGATGCGAACTGCCGCTGTAGGTAGTCGACGGTTTTGGCGTGGTCGAAAGCCTCGGACTTGATGTTTTGGCGCAGAGCGAATAATTCGCCATGACGTGTGGCCAGTTCTGCGCGCAGTTCGTCATTCGACTCCTGCTTAACCTTCAGCAGTTTGCGCCAGTGTAGTGCTGCAGTTTTTCGGCCGTGTTCGTAGCCGGTTGTCTGGCCGGTGCGCAGGCCGATGCAGTAGAAGAACAGGCCCGCCACTGCGGAAGCGGTGAGCATGGCGAACATTGCGTAGATCTGTTGAATTGAAAAGTCCATGGTGTGCTCCTGGGGTTTGATATCGCTGGTGGTGGCAGCGGGGTGCTTAGGGTTGTTCTGTCAGTTCGCTCTCAGCCGCATCGGCTCGGGCGTCGATGAAGATGGCCAAGTGGCGTATGTCGATGAATTTGGGCGCTTTAGTGCTCGCATCCAATGTGGTGATTGGCAGAGCGACACGCCCGGTGTTGATAGCGCGGGTGAAGTTTTCGTCGTTGAGGTTGCGAAAGTAGCGGGTGCGTACCTGGTCGATTGGAATCAGCACATCACCCAGGCTGCGATGCAATAGCTCAACAGTCTGCGAGCGTGGTGCCGGGGGCAGGCGCAGTTCGCGCTGGGCCTGCGTGCTCATGCTGCAGCCTCATTGGTTGCGGTTTGTAGTTGATCTTTCAGGCGGTTGATTGCGAGCTTTCCGGCGATGCGCCGGGCAGGCGGTTGTGCTATTTGGGGTTGATTGCTGGCCCGGATGTCTTTGTTGATCCCTGCCAGTGCTGCACGGGCGGTTGAGCCGAACGCAACGAAGCGGGGCAGTGGCGAGGTGCTGTCTATTGGTTCAATTACTGCGGCCAGCTCGACACCCTCGATGCCTTGCCCAAGGCGCAGCATTGCGCGGGCGCGGTACTGGTCGCCCAGTTCGACGGCGAGCCGGTCGATGGCAGCGGCTAACTGCAGGTGCTCGACTTGAAGCGGCGCGGCGCAAGTTGTGAGTGATAACCCGGCAGCTGTTGCCGCCAGAGTCAGGTTGGCCAGGAGCTTTTCAGGCGTGCGGCGTTGTTCTGGCAGCTGCAGCAGCTCGATCAGCAGCGCGTCAATTAGTTTGATGTCCATTGGTTTTCCCCTTTGGGTGGTTCCAGGCGATCTCTACGTGCGTTCGCACCAGGTCGCGCAAATGTTCGGGCACTTCCTCCAGAGCTGCCCGCCGTTCATCTTTGCTTTGCATTGCGATGATCTGGCGGGCGTACTGGCGTGGCCTTGTTTCGTGGTTATGCGACATCGCGTGGATCTTGTTGCGGATCTGGCAGCGGGCGCTCAATGCCCAGCTTTCTGGCCAGCCACGGGATACCTGCATCCGTTACCCGTGTGGTGCGCGGGTACTGCAGGCCATGCTGCGGGTGGTGGTAGCGGTTTTCACGCGTGACCAGAAACGCCTTGTCGCGATCAGGGTGTGCAGGAAGGTTATGCGCATCGAGCAGCCCTACCTCGCGCATGCGTTGCATCAACTTGCGATGCCCAAGCCCTAAACGGCCAGCGGTGTACTTGAGTGAATTGGTCATGGCGGCACCTCACGCAGCTGCCGCGAGGCTGTTGCGGTAGCCCTGCAGGAAGCGGTTGAGATTGTCGGCCAGCATGGTGTAGGCGCGCTGGGTGTCAGCAGGCAAGGTGAGCATGCAGATGGTGTCGTCCAGTTCAGGGCGTGCGGTGTAGCCGCCGCGTGGGTTGCGCTGGATCAGGAGAACAGGTTCCAGTTCGTGGGCGATCATGTGATAGGCGCCACGTCCGTGGCGGATTGCGCGGCGTAGGTCTGCCTCTATATCACTCACGACCTGATACTCATCTAGGTCTGGCACGCCTACAGGAGCGCAACCGTTGGCAATGCCTTCGATAAAGCTGGCCACGCGTGTTGCGTTATCTTTACGATTTTTTGCGAGGCTAACGCACGTATTGCGGGTGCCGCAGATTTGCACCCTTACCTCGATCCCGACCGTGCATTGCTCGATCTCAATCTTGACCGGTACGGAGTGGCGGCAATCACGCGTGTGCAGGGTGTGGTGGAAGGTGCCGCTTAGGCCAACCTGAGCCTGTAAGCGAAGATAGGCACTGGCGTTGAGGGAGAGACGGCTCATGCTGCACGCCCTCCATCGTTCGGATCGATTGGAGCGAGTGTAGGGGCTGATTTTGGTTTTGACCTAACCCGGCCTGCAAAGGCGCAGCCGTGCATTACGGCAAGGCGACGAACCTCAAAAGTGCGGTTGGAGTTACACGTCGGGAGGGCGTACAGGATTGCGTTGGACATGATTTACCTCGGCTCTGTGGTGGAGAGATGAGATAAATCTACAAGCAAAACTGTAAATAGGTCAACAGCTTTGCTTGTTATTTGTAGTGGCGTTGTTTGTGGCTTTACCTGTTAAAGCTTTTGAACCTTCCAAAGTGCCTTACCGCAGATATGCCATTCCTCGGACATACGCATGTATTTAGGAGCCCAGTCAGGGTTGATTGCTTCGAGAATCCACTCGCCATCCTCTTGCTGCAATCGCTTGAACGTTACTCGATCAGAGGTGGTCAGCTTGGCTGCTACAAAGTCACCTTTCACCGCTTCTATCGAAGGATCAATCACCACTTTATCGCCATCAGCGAAACTGACTGGACCTGTAGGGTTGAACATGCTGATTCCCTCAATCCTCAATACAAAGGCGCGAGGGCCAGTTGGGCCGGGTGAGTCTATCCATTCTTCAGCATCGCCTGGCTGAAACTCGTCAATAGCTTCACACCAAGCCCCTGCTGCAATTGAGCCGATCACTGGCAATTTTCTCACTATGTCATTCATGACAGTTGCTTGCTCGCTGTAGCTGATACTCGTTTCTTTAACGAGCCGTGGGCCTTCGCGGCTTGGATCAACAACTTTAGGAGGAATGCCAAGCACCCTAGCTATCTGAGCGAGGTACTTGGAATGCTTGGTTTTGCCCGACTCAATCGCTGCGTACGATTGTTGTTTGAAGATCTCACCGCCGAGAAGTTCTTGCACGCCCGCAGCTACATCCGCCTGGGACATCTTGAGTTCCGCGCGGCGACGTTTGAACAGGTCAGCAATGACCCTTTGCTTTTCAGTTTGAGTATTCATGCGGAAAGGCTACAAATAAATTTGTTAATGCTCCAACAGAAATACCTGTTGATTATTGACAGTTTTGTTTGTAATTTGTGCGTGAGTTTTGAGTGAGGAAGTCTCATGAATACCCCATGCGAGATGAAAGCTGCCTTTGAGAAGGCAATAGAGCTAGCTAATGGACAGTCTGCCCTTGCACGCATTCTTTCTACGCCTGAAAAGACTGTAACCCAACAGCGGTTGTGGCATTGGTTGAAAGTTAAGGGTGTATGCCCAGCAGAGTTCGTGCTGAGAGTTGAAGCCTCTACCGGTGTATCACGGCATTTGTTGCGACCTGATGTTTTTGGCGAAATGCCGGATCAGCAGGCCGCTTAGAAAAAAGGCGACCGAAGGGCCGCCCAGTTTCTCCTCTCGCACACACCACATGCGGGAGGGGTGCAATAAGTCAGCGGAGCACACCGAGTACCACGCTGACTAGCTACACCACCAAGGCCCGGAAGCCTTGGGTTGCCAGCCTCTCCACCACAGAACGGCTGGTTGTATCGGCAGGGCGAGCAACGGATTGCTTGCCTTGCCTTTGGGGATGTAACCGGCGTTTCCACCACAGAGCAACCGGTTACAACACATGACCACCTGTTGAGTGATCACAGCGCTACTGTATCAAGCAGTTTCGTTGCGGTCACTGGCAGCTTTTCAGGAGCACTGCCATGTACCGTTCTCGTTGGTGCAGCTTTGAGCGCGCAAGCCGCTCAATTTTGACCTTACAACAATCGCTGCATCATGCAGCACATGACTATCCAGGCGGGGCTACCGCCATTGCCGCCGTAGATGGCGACACCAATCCCACCACGCTCAACCACAAGCTCAGCCTTACCAATAAAACTCACACACCGAACATTCGCGACCTTGAGCTGATCCTTGATCTGACTCGCGACCCGCGAATTGTTGACGCCTTGCTGCATCCAATCGGCTGGGTCGGGGTTGATATTTCAGACTTGCGCGAGAGTGATACGCCAAAGGCGCTGTTGACCGGGATCAGCGAGCTGCTTAACCGCGAGAGCCACCTGACGCTGCACCTGACCAAAAGCCTTGATGACGGCACGTTGGATGACGATGAGTGTGCTGAGTATGAGCAACTGGCTCTGCGCCTGGTACAAGCCGTGCTCAAGCTCGGTGTTGTGGTGCGCCAGATGAATCAGGAGGCGCGCAAACATGGCTGACATCGCTGATGTATCCAATGACAACATCCTGCAGGAGCTGGATAGGCGACTTTTTGCGCGACAGCTTGCTCGTCCAGGGCGAATCGTAGATGAGTGCGAGGAGTGCGGTGATTCAATCCCTCTCGGGCGTGTTGAGGCGCTGAAAAAATCGGAGTGCGTGCGCTGCTTCGATTGCCAGCAGATACATGAGCTGAAAGAGGCCCGCCGTTTATGACTGACAGGCACGAATTGCTCGATGACGTGCTGGTCCAGCTGCAGGCGGGCGGGCTAAAACCCGAGACGCCTCTGGTGCTGGAAAAGCGCACGCGCTGTGAGGCTGAGGGCGATAAGGCGCCCGATAAAACCGGCTGGTATGTGATTTATGAGCACATGACTGGTGACGGTAAGACGCTCTACTGTGGGGCGTTTGGTGACTGGCGATCTGGCGAGAAGGGGTCGTGGCAAAAGATCAAACCGAAAGGTGGACGACTCAGCAGCGAAGACCGAGCGGTGATGAAAGCCCGTGCCGAGGAAGGGCAGCGCAAAGCTGCTGAGGCTGAGGCACGGAAACATAAAACGGCGGCTCGGCGCGCTGCTGGCATGTGGAAACACCTGAGCGAGAAGGGCGGGTCGCGTTATCTGGATGCAAAGCGGGTTGCCGGTTTCGGGCTGCGTTATAAGGCGAAGTCTGGCACCGCCTTTGTGCCAATGCGCAATGTTAAAGGCGATATTGTCGGCCTGCAGGTGTTGTACCCGGAAAAGCAAGAAAACACTGGGCGCAACAAAACCTACTGGCCATGTGGGTTGGAAAAAGAGGGCGCATTTCACCTGATCGGTCCTGAGCCTGAGCCGGGTGATGTGATTTTAGTTTGTGAAGTTTATGCGACCGGCGCAAGCCTGCGACCGGCGAAAGCCTGCACATGGCGACAGCGCTGACTGTGTCAGTGTGTTTCGATGCAGGTAACCTGCTGCCTGTGGCTCAAGCCCTGCGCACGCGTTATCCGGGGCGGCAGTTGTTGTTCTGCGCGGATGATGATTGGAAAACAGTTATTCGCGGCAACCCGTACAACACGGGTGTGAAGAAAGCTGAGAACGCATCCATCGTGGTTGGCGGTGATGTTGTGGTGCCGGTTTTCGACAATGATCGCGAGGACGCTTGGACGGACTTTAACGACCTGCACTGTGCTGAGTCGCTGGATGCTGTACGGCGCCAGGTGTTGGCGGTAGTTCGCCCGTCAACGACTGAGGGTTGGCGGGAAAAGCTGCAGTATTCCGAAAAGGGTGGGCTTATTGCTCACCCTTACAATGTGGCGCTGATTCTCGGTAACGACCGACGTTGGGATGGCGTGGTCGCCTATGACTCATTCAGCTCGAAGATCCGCAAGATGCGCACACCGCCCTATGGCGGGCAGCCCGGTGATTGGAGCGACCTGGATGATGTGCGGGTCACGCTCTGGTTGGCGGATGTGTATGGCCTGCGCGTCAAGTCGGCGGCAGTGCTTGAGGCGGTCAACGCTGTAGCGCATGACAATGCGTTTCATCCAGTGCGTGAATACCTGGACACCCTTGAGTGGGATCAGACGCCGCGTCTTGAGTTCTGGCTGCAGCAGCGCCTGGGTGTGCCCGACACGGAATACTCGCAAAAGGTAGGCAAGCGCTGGATGTTGTCGGCTGTTGCTCGGGTGTTTCAGCCGGGCTGCAAAGCTGACTCGGTGTTGATTCTTGAGGGTATTCAGGGCGCCGGTAAATCGACCTCGATGTCAGTGCTCGGTGGTGCCTGGTTCATGGATACGCCCTTCAACCTTGGCGATAAGGACGGTTATCAGGCGATCAGGGGCAAGTGGATCATCGAGCTGGGTGAGCTGGACGCCTTCAACAAGGCTGAATCAACCCGCGCCAAGCAGTTCTTTTCAGCTTCGATTGACAGCTACCGGGAAAGCTACGGGCGGCGCGTGCTCGATGTACCGCGCCAGTGTGTGTTTGTGGGTACGACTAACCAGGACGAATACCTGAAAGACGATACGGGTAACCGGCGATATTGGCCTGTGACCTGTACCAAAGTCGACCTGGAGGGGTTGCGTGCAGACCGTGATCAGCTATGGGCTGAGGCCGTGGCCTGTTATCGGGCTGGGCATGTGTGGTGGGTTGAACGTGATGAAGCTGAGGTGTTCGCCGCTGAGCAAGATCAGCGCTATCAGGCGGATATGTGGGAAGAGCCAATCATCAAGTATTTGGCTGAAAGGCATATCGGCGACAGCGTGACAGGCGCGCATATTTTGGAGCATGCACTGAACATCGACCCAAGCCACTGGGATAAACCTATGCAGATGCGGGTGGGGAAGATCATGCATCGCCTCAAGTGGCCGCGTCGCAGGCGCGGTTCATCGCCCAGCGGCACAAGGGGCTATGTGTATATGAAGCCGCCAGAGTGGAAACGTGGCGAGAAAATAGAACCAGAGAAGGAGTATCCGTTTTGATCCCTGAGATGGATGAGATGTTAAAGCTGTGGGCGCTCGATATGCATGGGGGCGATGGTGGAGGATCTGGCAGCAGCATGCTCGGGCAATTGATGGATTGTCAGGGCGAGCTTATTCGTGGCTCCCGAAGCGGCTCCCGGATGCTGTTGAGCTGGAGTGCCGATATCGAGGTGATAGTTAACAAGCATCTTGCCGTGCCGTTGGCGATGGTCGTGCATGAGCATTACCTGAATCGCCAGAGCCTTGAGCACCAGAAGTGGGAGCGCTGTGGGTGCAGGCGTTCGCAATTTTATGAGCGATTGCATGCTGCTCATCTTGAAATTGCAGGTATGCTGCTGGAGCGCGCAGCCTGATGTGGTGCGAAGTCCCAGTCTGTCCCGCCCGTTATTTTGCCAGCGGGCCATGTGCAGGCCGCGTAATACCTGCAATAGTCCCACTACCCCACCTAAATCAGATGCCCGCATGTGTAGCGTACAGGCACACGCGCGCATCACGCGCAGCGTTAATTAATATCTCTCTACGGGAGAAAGTTAATAAATAGTAGGGTAGTGGGACACCGCATTGTTTTTGTTGAGGTTTTAGCGTCCCTCCAGTCTTTAGGCATGTGGGGCACGTGGGGCACTGCCTGCGGCGCGGTAGCCAGTCTTGTTATATTGCCGTTGATTGCCTGTACGTTGCCGTTGATTGCAGGTATGGCAGCGCTTCACCCTTGCTGCCAACGGATTGAGGGGGTATAAATCAGTCACGTTCAAAGAGGTACGCAACTCGCAAGCCTCATCCAAACCCGGCCATCGTGCCGGGTTTTTTGTTTCTGGCATTTGAGGTGACGTATGACTCAGGAGCAACAGCACGCCCTGACGGAGATGCCCGTATGGGTTGTGCTCGTTATCGCGGTGGTAGCAGGTTTCAGCGGTGAGATGTGGCGCGCCGATAAAGCTGGCCTGCGCGGCTGGGAGTTGTTTTACCGCGTCATCTTGCGCGCCGGTGCATCGGTCGTGTTCGGTCTGGCAACCATGCTGATGGTGTGGGCAAGCGGCGCGGCAGTGTTGGTTGCTGCCGGGCTGGGATTCATTGTCGCGACCATGGGCGCCGATGTTGCCAGCGCGCTTTACGAGCGCTGGATAGCGAAGCGGGCAGGCGTGTGTGATGTGCCATTAACGCCAGAAGACAACAAGTGAAAGCGCTAATATCAGCTCTTTGACTACACCGGCTCAGCTTCAGGTGGGTCTGTTTCATCGTCAGATGAGTGCCGCTTTTTCAATGCTTTGACAGGGATTGAAACAGTCAAGAATCCGTATGTGAAAACGTTGATGAAGTGGAGAACAAGTAAAACGACTTCCTTGCGTTGGATTGGCTCGCTGCCAGTCCAAAATAGATAGATTCCTGCAAACGAGAGCATGAATGTGGTCACGATAACCGCATAAGCAAAGATTCTAAAAGCTGATCCCATAAGCTTACGCAGTAGCTTGTTGAGCTGATCCTTATGCTCTTGGTTGCTCTTTAGGTATTGCATGTAGAGCCCAAGCATTGCCATTACAAGCATGAGGCCTTGGATTACCGTGTCCATTTATGTATTCCGTTAAGTGTGAATTGCCCAGTAACAGCGGGTCTTTGGGGTAACTGTAATGCGTAGCACGATATCCGCCAACGGTCTTGATGAAGCATTAGCCTCATTGAGTTCATTGGGCGAAGGTCTCGCGGCAAGAGCATTAGCCGATGCGCTTAACCACACGGCCAATCAAGCGCGGCTGGCGTTGCGAGCCGAGATGGCAGATGTGTTTGATCGGCCAACACCTTTCACGCTGAATGCGATACGAATCCTCAATGCCAAGCCCAATACGCTTGAAGCTGCCGTGTGGGTTAAGGACGAAAAGGACAACGCCTCCAAAGGTTTCGCGCCCGAAGACTGGGTCGCGCCGCAGGTGTTCGGTGGCCCTCGCGCAGAGAAGAAGAGTGAGTCATTGCTCAGGGCCAAACGGATACTGCCTGCGGGTAAGTTCATCGCGCCTGCGGCAGGGGCTCGCTTGGATGCATACGGCAATATCAGTCGCGGGCAGATGCAGCAAATACTTTCGGGCTTAATAGCGCTTGAGGGGAGTGCGGGATACACCGCCAACGCCTCCAATAGTTGGCGATCAATCAAGAAAGGCCACGAGCAAGCGTACTTTGTTATGCGCCGTGGCAAGACGCCAATCGGTATCGCAGAGCGTCGGGGCAAGACTGTACAGATGGTTCTCGCGTTCGTATCCCAGCCCCAGTACCGCCGCCGCTTGGACTTCCACGGCGTAGTCGAACGCACTGCTGATGCAAACCTTGAGACGAACGTCGATAAGGCCATCACTAATGCCTTGAGCGGCAACTTGCCGAACAACTTCAAGCGCAGGCCACAGTCGCAGCCTAGCCGCTAGCGATGATCTGGTGTTATTCCGCATCTGATAGCCGGGGGCCCCTAGGGCGTTCGACTCGTTAAGGGTAATTCGAACCGTGTTTTTCCGTTAGCGGCTGGTTTGGGAAGTTAGTGAACTGCGGTGAACTGGTTAACCGCTTGAGGTGAACGGTTAACAGGTGGGTCAAATGGACGTACTAAGTAAGTCACAGTTTGCGGCGAGTAGAGGTTGGTCGAAGTCTTACGTCTCAAAACTGGTGAAAACCGGCCGTCTGATAGAAACACCTGACGGCAAAGTGGATGTTGCCGCTACCAATGCTTTGTTGGATGAAACTTCTGATCCAAGCAAAGCGGGTGTCGCTGAGCGGCATGAGCAGGAGCGAATCAGCAAGGGCGTTACTGCTCACATCAAACCTGGCTCAGAGGTCTCTGACTCCTCATCGAAAGTTGTAGGTAAGCCGGACTTTCAAAAAGCTCGCGCCCATCGTGAACACTACCTGGCGTTACTCGCCGAAGACGAATACCTGAAGCAGCATGGCCATTTGGTAGAAGTCGGTGCGGTTGAAACTGCAGCCTTTGATACCGGCCGGATGTTGCGTGATCTGTTGTTGGGCCTGCCTAAACAGATATCCCCTGAGCTGGCTGCACTTAGTGATCCTTGGGAAGTTGAGCGACTGCTAACTACCGGAATGCGCCGCGTACTCGAGGATGCTGAGCGCGTTAGCGCCTCTGACCTGAGTGATGTCATCAAACCACCGAGTTGAAGCAATGAATACAAAGTATGCCGATGGTGCCGCCGTGTACCGGTCGGCATACATACGAGGCGTAAAGCCTGATCCTGAGTTATGGATTGATGAATGGTCAGACGAATACATGCGAATCCCGCGTGAGTCTGGTGCTGCTGAGCCTGGTCCATATCGCACCGCACGCACACCTTATGCGCGGGAGCCAATGCGTTGTCTGTCACCAGCTCACCCATGCCGCCGCGTCGTGACTATGGTTGCCTCGCAGTTGATGAAGACACAGATCGCTCTCAACTTTATCGGGGGCTGTATCCATATGGCACCGTCGAACATTTTGATGCTATTGCCGACCCTGGGGCTGGCCAAGCGTGTGTCTACGCGTGTTGGGCACACGATTGCCGCAACGCCCGTATTAAAAGAGCGAGTGGCCAAAGCCCGCTCCCGCGATGCCCGCAATACCATGGATACCAAAGAGTTCGAAGGTGGCACGCTTTACGCAACCACTGCTGGCTCTGCAGCAAACCTGGCAGAGCTTGCTGCTCGTTACGTTTACGGCGATGAGGTAGATCGTTGGGATGTAGACGTCGACAACGAAGGTGACCCAATCGAACTGGCTGAAACCAGAACGTCAACGTTCGGCCGCAACGCTAAGGTCTACTTTTCAAGCTCCCCAACGATCAAAGGCGCTTCACGTATTGCCGATCTATTTGCTGAGAGTGACCAGCGCCATTACTACGTGCCGTGCCCGCACTGCCATGAAATGCAAGTTCTGGAATGGGAGAACCTCAAGTACACCGAGGATTACAGCAGGGTGCAGTACCTCTGCGCCAATCCAGAGTGCGGATGCCTGATTGATGAACACCACAAGGGCGATATGTTGGCCCGAGGTGAATGGCGTGCTCACGCTGAAGGTGATGGTGAAACGGTTGGGTTTTACCTGAATGCACTTTATGCACCTTTAGGCTGGGTCAGTTGGCTGGGTTTGGCGAAGCAACACGACAAGGCTAAGAAGGCTCAGGACAAAGGTGACCTTGAGCCAATGCAGGTGTTTTACAACACCCGTCTGGCACGCTTGTGGGATAGCGCTCAGGAGGTAACCCGGGCGAGTGAGCTGCAAGCTCGTGCAGAGGATTACGACCTGGGCTCAGTGCCTCGTGGCGTTCTTATGCTCACTGCTGCAGTCGACACACAGCACAACCGTCTCGAGTTGTTGGTTATCGGCTGGGGTGAAGGCATGGAGCGCTGGGTCGTTGATCAGCAAGTCATCAGTGGCGACCCAGCAGACGACCGTACTTGGCTCGCTCTTGATGAGAAGCTTAAAGCGCGTTACCGGCATACCTCTGGTGTTGAGATGGCGATTTGCGCCACTGCTGTTGACTCCGGTGGACATCATACGGATGAGGTTTATCAGTTCTGTCGGCTTCGCCGTTGGCGTAACGTGTTTGCGGTTAAGGGGGCGAGTAAGCCAGGTCGGCCAGTCATTGCCCAGCGCCCGTCAAAAGTAGACGTGACTAGAAAAGGGTCGGTCGAAAAGCGTGGTGTAGAGCTATGGATGATTGGTACCGATACGGCCAAAGACTGGATCTATAACCGTTATGCGTTGAACGAGGGGCCAGGCGCGATTCACTTCTCCAAGGATCTGCCAGAAGACTGGTATCAACAGGCTGTGGCGGAACGCAAAATCGCCCGTTACGTGAAGGGGCATAAGCGCATTGAGTGGGTAAAGGGCAAGGCCGAGCGAAACGAAGCGCTCGATCTCCTGGTTTACAACCTCGCCATGGCGCACTACCTAGGTTTGCACCGCCACAAAGAGCCTGAGTGGTCACGTCTTCGTGCCGCAGTTGGTCAAGGCAGCTTGTTCGCGGATCGTCCTACGCCTGTTGATGACGCTCCCTCATCCGCTGGTACGCCAGTAGCAGTGGTCAGCCCAGCAGTGGCAACTCAACCCAAATCAAACCCGCCTCGAGTTGGTCGCCGCGTCTCAAGCAGCGGATACCTGAAGCGGCGTTAACCCTATGTGAGGCAACCATGACCGATGCCAAACAACGCCTGGCGGATGTCCGGGCCTCGATCAAGCAAATCCTAGAAACCGGCCAATCTATCCAGAAGGGTGACCGGCGACTGGATCGGGCTGCATTGGCAAGCCTGCGCATCCTCGAGACGCAATACGCCGAGGCTGCCGCACAAGAAGCAGCAATCTCATCGCGGCGTCCGCGTATCACTCGGTTATTCAGCAAAGGCAAGGGCATCTGATGGTACGTACCCGTGGAGTCTCAAGACGCCTGAGTAACAGTTACGAAGGCGCTGGCACCGGGCGGCGCGCCCAAGGTTGGGACGCTCCAGAGGGGGCGTTGAACGCAGTTGCCTTGCCAGCACTGCCCGCTTTGCGCAAACGGTCGAAGGCCGCTGTTCGGGCTAATCCGTATGCGTACAGTGCGATCAGCAAGCGTGTCAGTAACATCATTGGCACCGGAATCACGCCGCGAGCATCGATTAAGGACGCCGATCTGCGTGCCGCTTTGCGTCAACTGTGGGAGGACTGGACTGACGAATCTGATGCAGACGGTCTGTCCGACTTCTACGGCCAGCAGGCTCTGATCGCCCGTATGGTTGAAGAAACCGGCGAATGCTTTGTTCGTATGCGCTATCGCCGACCAGAGGACGGTTACGCGGTGCCATTGCAGCTGCAAGTTCTGGCCGCTGAGTACGTGCCGCTTGATCGCAACTTTCGCACCCGCTCAGGCAACACGGTAAGAGCTGGCATTGAATTCAATGCTATTGGCCAGCGGGTGGCGTACTGGATGCACGGTATGCACCCGGGCGATGTGTTTTCTGGTGCTTATGGTTACAACGCCTTGCACCGGATACCTGCTGACCAGGTGCTGCACATTTTCGAGCCAACTGAGGGCGGCCAGTTGCGAGGTGTTCCGAGACTGGCGCCAGTGCTGCTTAGATTGAAGTCGTTGGACAGTTACGACGATGCGGTTTTGTTCCGTCAAGAGGTGTCGAACCTGTTCGCGGGCTTTATCACTCGTAAAGCCACCGAGGGCACTCAACCCGAGATTGATCCGCTTACTGGCGTCCCTGTAGTGGTTGATCGCGATGGGGCCCCATTGGTTGGGCTTGAGCCTGGCTCTATGCAGGAGCTGATGGAAGGGGAGGAAGTTACATTCTCTGATCCGCCTGATGCTGGTGGTACCTACGTCGACTTCATGCGGCAGCAACTTCAAGCCGCGGCAGTCGGTGTTGATCTGCCCTATGAGCTCTTATCTGGCGATATGGGCGACATCAGCGACCGCGTACTACGCGTGCTGTTAAACGATTTCCGCCGGCGGATCGAGCAACTGCAATTCAGTGTGTATGTGTTCCAGCTGTGCCGGCCAGTGCGCGCCGCATGGATGGATACGGCTGTGCTGTCAGGTGCGATCGCATTGCCTGATTACGCTGCCCGCCGCCGTGAATACCTGCGGACCCGCTGGATTCCTCAGGGCCACCCATACATTCACCCGGTTCAGGACGTCGACGGCAAGCTAAAAGAAATCAAAGGCGGGCTGGCTAGCCGCAGTGAGCACGTACTTCGCACGGGTTACGACGCGGAACTGATCGACGAAGAAAACGCCCAGGACAATCAGCGTGCTGCAGGACTGGGACTCACCTACGACAGCAGCAACAGCCCGGTCCAGCCGGTGAAACCAGAGGAAGAAGAATGAACGTAATCCGTAAACACTGGCTCAGCACCGCTCTAGCGGTGGCGCTGCAAGGTATCTGTACCTTGGCCAACCCTCGAATTTTAAATCGTGGTGGTTCTGCGCCTGAGGTACAAGCCGAACACTGGTACAGCATTCGTGCCGCCGGTGAGGGCGCTGATAAGGCCATTGAGATCTACGTGTATGGCGAGATCGGTTACTGGGGAATCACTTCAGCCGATTTCATTCGTGACCTGCAGGCACTGGACGACGGGACATCGCCGGTTGTGGTGGCTATTGATTCAATCGGTGGTGACCTGTTCGACGGTATTGCAATCCACAACACGCTCAACCGTTTGGGTGAGCGTTGTACTGCCCGTATTGACGGCGCCTGCTACAGCGCGGCCAGCATCATTGCGGCCGGGGCTCATCGTGTCGAGATGGCAGACAACGCGCTGTTAATGATTCACAACCCGTGGACATTTGCCGCAGGTGACAGCGCTGATCTGCGCAAGGTCGCAGACATGATGGACAAAGCCTTTGACGGTATTGTCGCCAGCTACCAGCACCGCCCTCTGACGATTGAGGATACCGATTTGCGGCGACTGATCAATGAGGAAACTTGGTTCACTGCAGGCGAAGCCAAGGATGCCGGGTTTGTTGATGAGGTTCTGACTGGCGACTACCCAAAATTCAGTAACAGCCACGGCAAGATACTGAACCGCTATCAACATCCACCACAGGCAGCGCATGACTTGCTCGCCAGTAATGAGCCAGACCCGGAACCTGAATCAGATCCGGAACCAGAGCCTGAACCCGATACAGCGACGTTGGCCAAGGAACTTGCCGATGCTTGTCAGGCTGCTGGTCTGGCCAATCTCACCTCGGTGCTGATCTTGTCCAGCGGGCTAAAAAGCCGCGCCGCCGTTCAGGCCGAAGTTGTACGAGCCAAGGCTGTTCGTGATCTATGTGTGCTGGCCAAATTACCTGGTGAAGCGGAGCAGTTGATTACTGATGGTCTGAACGCTGACGCTGCCCGGGTAAAGCTCTTTGACAAGGTGGTGGCCAGCACCAGCCAGGTTGAGATCGACAACAAACCACCGCTTTCAGAAACCCAGCCAGCGCCGACGGCAAAGGCAGTAGACCCTGGCGATATCTACGCCAGCCGCAAACCTAAATCCTCATAAGGAGGAAACATGGACATCAAAACCGAAGGCGTTCACGCCGGGGAATTCCTCCTGTCGGAGGCAAGCGGCTCGCGCAGCCGCGCCAACATCGTAATCAGTGCCGGGGCAGGGCGTCTTCTCGCCGGAACGCTGATCGCTCTTATCACCGCTGCAAACGCTGGTGTGGCAACCGCCAATGCGGACAATACAGGTGACGGTGTGCTGGGCGGCATTGTTGTAACTAGCGCAGCTGTTAGCGGCAACTACTTGGTGACTGTTACCGAGGCCAGCTCCGATGGCGGCAAGTTCACGGTTACCGACCCAACCGGCTTTCAACTCGGTGAAGGTGTCGTGGGTACCGCATTTACCAGTTCCGGGCTGACTTTCACGCTGGCCGACGGAGCGACGGATTTCGCTGAAGGCGATTCGTTTGTCATCGATGTACTTGCCAATTTGGGCGAGTGGGTGGCTTACGACGTTGATGGTACTGACGATGGCCGCCGTGCAGCCAGTGGCATTTTGTGGGCTGGTGTCGACGCAACTGAAAACGATGTCCAGGCGGTCGGCATTGTACGTGACGCAGAGGTGATCGACAGCCTGCTCATTGGACTGGATGACGCCAGTGAAGTCGATCTACTCGCGGCAGGTTTGGTGGTGCGCAGCTCGGCCCCGGATAACCCAACGCTCGGCGAATAATACCGCCGAATAACCCTGACACCCTTAGCCCCGCCGATGCGGGGCTAGTCATTTCTAGGAGCCTGACATGGCTGAGATTTCGATTTTTGAAGATGAGGCGTTCAGCGTCACCAACCTGCTGGCGGTGATTAACGAAGAGCACGTAGTACCTGGTCAGATCGCCGCTGCTGGTTTGTTCGAAGAGGAGGGCAGCACAACCGTCACCCAGCAGATTGAGAAAGATGGCAACACTCTCCAGCTGGTTGCGGCGAAGCCACGCGGTGGCGTTGCTCAAGTGGTTACAGGCAGCAAGCGCACCATGATCCCTTTCAATACTGTGCACCTGCCGGAAACCTTCACTATTCATGCGGACGAGATCCAAGGCATTCGTGCTTTTGGTTCGCGCACTGAGCTCCAGTCCGCAGAAGCAGTTGTTGCTGCGCGGGTGCGTAAGTGCCGTTTGCAAATGGAGCTCACGCATGAGTATCAGCGGATCGGTGCTATCAAGGGCCAGATCATTGATGCTGATGGTGAAACAGTGTTGCTGAACATTTATCAGGCGTTTGGTCTGAGCAAGCCCAAACCCTTCTCGCTCGAGCTTAACAACCCAGAAACAGACGTCAGCGTTAAGATCGTTGAGGTACTGGATAAGCAGGAAGATGCGCTGAGTGGTGTGCCTACCACTGGCTCGCGTGGTTACGCCGGTAAGAATTTCTGGGCAAAACTGATTGCTCATCCGAAGGTGCGTGACACCTACCTCAACACACTGCAGGCCGCAGAACTGCGTGGTGATCGCCGCGTCGCTTTTTCGTTCGGTGGTGTGGTTTGGGAGCGTTATAAAGGCCAAATGGGCAGTAAACACTTCGTCAGTACGGATGAAGCACACGTTGTGCCAGAAGGTGCTCCGGGTCTGTTTATCACCACTTTTGCCCCGGCCGACTACATGGAGACGGTCAACACCCTGGGCCTGCCGTTCTACTCCAAGCTGGAGCGCATGCCTTATGACAAAGGTATTGCGGGCGAGGCTCAGTCCAACCCACTGCACCTGTGCACCAAGCCCTTGGCCGTGCGTACGGTCACAATCTAAGCATGGCCGGGTTTGGTGATTCTATAGCGGCGATGGATGCCGCTATAGAAGATTCGCTGAGCGATGGGCTTGCCGAGTTCATATCCGCCAACGGCACGCTGCAACATAGTGCGCTGTTGATCATGCTCGACAAGGATGCTGAACGTATTGATACGGTTCAGGGCTTGGTTGCGCGAGCGGTGACCATTTCTGTCAGGCGCTCTGCTCTTCAAACATATGACCGTCAGGGTGCGTTTCGCCTCGATGCGGTTCATTGGGGGGCTGATGGAAAGACCTGGCATCTGGACGGTATCGCCAGCGATGACGGCCACTGGATCACCTTCTACGTAGTGCCATAACTATGCCTAAAGATATTCAATCCGAAATCGTTGCGGAGGTAATCGCGCGCTTGGCTGTTGTTGATTTGTTTGGCAGCCAGGTGCTCGAGGAAAGCGTTATGCGCGTGATTGACGCAGAGGATACCGAAGGGCTGCCAGATGAATTCATCATCATCCAGCAGGGCGGTACTGCCGAGATTGATCGCGCTGCAGGTGGTGCAAGTGTAAGAGAGCAAGTGACGCTGAACATCACGGCTATAACTCGACAGCGGGGATTTGCACCGCTGCTGCGTGCCGGGCGTATCGGCATCAAAGCCGCGCTGCCCGGTACCAAGGGTGGCCTTACTACCACTGGCGTCCAACAGGTCGCCTTTCAACCCGAAACCCCTATGCCGCCTGCCGAAGGTCGGCGCTGGGCCTGTCATGTGATGCCTTTACTCGTCACTTATGTACAGCCCCTCAAGTGAGGACACCGCAATGCCCAAGATTTCTATCACCCAAGCGTTTAACTATTCCTCTGGTGGCGTAGTTAAGACCTACAAACAAGGCGAGCAGGACGTGCCCCAGGCCGTTGCCGATCACGCCCAACGCAAGGGCTTCGCCGCTAAGCCTGGACCTGCTGCAAAAGCTAAGGACAAAGCCGCAGAGGCTATTCCTGCTCAACCGGCTGCAGCCAAGTAAGCCTGCGTTCTCTTCGCCCTGAATACACGGAGTAACACCATGTCCCAGATTGACCGCTCGTTTGTTGGCGAGGGCATTCCCTATGCTCGTGCCTACCAGTCACAGGATGCCTTGCTCGACATGGGCAACTGCGATTCTTTCACTATTGGTTTCACCACCAACCGTCAAACACTGCCTAACTTTCGTGGTGGCGGCGGTAACCGTAACGTGCGTGAGCAAGTCACCGATGTGACAGCCACTATCGGCCTGTACGACCTTACCGCCACTAACGTGGCACGGGTCACGCGTTCGACAATCACAGCAGTCGCCGCAGGCATCATTACTGAAGAACCACGGGTATGTGAGGGCGTTCAGGGTGAGCTGATCCCATTCAAAAACCTGCCTGATCTGTCAGCGCCAGTCACCGTTGTGACCACGGCAGATGGTCCGCTGGCTGCAGGCACTGACTACTTGCTGACACCTCACGGCATTCTGGTGACGGGCAGTGGTGCAATTACCTCTGCCGGTGTGAAGCTCACTTATACCGCCCGCAAGTCCAGCGCTCTGCAAATGCTCAACGGCAGTCAGGTTGAGTTGGAAATCTTCATCGCGGGTCTCAACGATGCTCAAAGCGGAGAGCCATACAGCCTGCACCTGCGCCGCGTGAAGTTCGGCATGCTCGCGTCCTTCCCTGTGTTTGGTCAGGAGTATCTGAAGCTGGAAGGCCCAGCTGAGTTGCTGGCTGATCCGCTGGTGTTGAGCACTGACATCTCCAAGTTCTGCGAGATGAACATTGTCGACAAGGCTGCTTAAAGGCGCCCAACCCCTCACTATTACAGGCGACAGTGCTGGCACTCTGATATAGAGTGCCAGCACTGTAACTCTGGGAGGGGAACAATGAATTATCGAATTTTAATTGCCTTGGTTTCAGCTGTTTTGTTGGCAGGTTGTGGTGAGCCAAGACTGGATGGGTCCAGCGAGGCTGCTTTGAAAGCTTCAGTTGTGAAGGTTTCCGAAAAGCTCGACAGCACAAAAAAAGAAGAATTTACCGAAGCACTTCAACTGGTGGCTCTCAGCAAAATGGATTTGGCGGCGGTGATGTCTGGCAAAAAATCCTCAGACACGCTGGCTGTCGAAATGCTTACTGAGGTTAACGGTAAGACTGCTGATGAGTTAATAGCTCAAGCCAATGTCATCAAGGCAGAACGAGCCGCCAAAGAAAAAGAACAAGCGCTGAAAGAAATATCTGAGTTGGAGAGTGAGTTAGCTGCTGCTGAGAAGTCCAAAGTAGAGTTAGCTAAATTCACTGTCAGTCGCTCGCGATTTTATCAGCGAGACCGAAAATACTCCGCTATCAAAGAGCCTATTATAGAAATGACCGTTTATAACGGTACAGCTCACCCTGTTTCTCGGGCTTATTTCAAAGGGACGATAGCAAGTCCTGGTCGATCCATACCTTGGATTGTCGAGGACTTTAACCATGTGATCTCTGGCGGGATAGAGCCCCTAGAATCTATGGACTGGGCGCTAGCTCCGAATATGTTCAGTGAGTGGGGAAAGGTTGACGTTCCTAATGATGCAGTGTTCACGATTGAAGTAGTGAGGCTTGATGGTCCAGGTGGTGAGGCACTGTTTGATTCCAGCGGTTTGTCTGAGAATCAGCTTGACCGTCTAGCGAAACTGAAAGAGAAGTACTCAGCTAAATAGCTCAACAATTTGCATCTAAAACCCGCTTCGGCGGGTTTTTCTTTGCCCGGAGAAAAGTACATGGGTATCAAAGACCGCCTGATTCAGTTTGTGCTGCGGGGCAAGGACGAGCTATCGCCCGAGGCGAAAAAGAGTGAGGAGGCACTTGCCGCTCTGGGCAAAGAGGCTGAGGAACTGGGTAAGTCGCTTGATGCGGCTAAGAATGCTCAAGGCTTGGTCAATAGCCTGAAAAGCACTGAGCGCTCTGTCGAGCAGGCAGGCAAGGCGGTTCAGCGCAGCGAGCAGCAGGTTAAAGAGTTGCGTGACGCCTTGGACAAAGCGCCGGGCTCGAAGGGCCTGCAACAGTCCCTGAAAGACGCCGAGCGTGAAGCGCGGCGTATGCAGACTCAGCTGGACAGGCTCGAAGGTAGCCTGAACGATCAGCGCAAGGCTGCCAAGGCCGCTGGTATTGATACCAATAAGCTGGCCGACGAAGAAAAGCGGCTGGCAAATGAGGTTGAGCAAGCCAAGCAGGCGTTGAGTGAAAACAGCGCTCAGCTCAGAACCCTGAGCCGCGAGCAAGCCGCTGCAAGTCGCTCAGCTGATCAGCATGCAGACAGTGTGAGCGCGGTCAGAACGGGTGTTACGCAAGCTGCTGTCAGTTTCTCCAAATGGCTGATCACCATCTACCTGGTCGACAAAGCCCTGCAAGGTCTGAGCGCTGGTATTGGCTTTGTGAAAGACGGCATCTCATCGATGTTGAAAACCGGCGATTAGTTTGAGTTGCTGGATAAGCGACTTGCTTCGTTGATGGGCTCGATTGAAGGCGGTGAGCGGGCGGTTGCCTGGATTAAGGATTTTGCCAAGAACACGCCGCTGCAAATCAGTGAGGTGACCGAGGCATTTGCCCTGCTCAAATCCTACGGTCTCGACCCCATGGACGGCAGCTTGCAGGCTGTGGTCGACAAGAATGAAGAACTTGGCGGCGGCATGGAGCGCCTGCAAGGTATTGCCTCGGCGCTCGGTCAGGCATACGCCAAGCAGAAGCTGCAGACCGAGGAGATCCTGCAGCTGGTTGAGCGGGGTGTGCCGGTTTGGTCGTTGCTGGAAAAAGTCACCGGTAAAAATGCTGCCCAGCTTCAAGTGCTGGCTACCAAAGGCCGATTGGGCCGTGATGTCATCAAAGCATTGATCGATGAAATCGGTAAAAGTGCTGACGGCACAGCCGCGAAAAGTATGAGCTCCCTGACCGGGCTTGCAAGCAACCTGAGTGATGTTTGGCAAAACTTCCTTGATCGGGTTGCAACGTCGGGTGCGCTGGACTTCGCTAAGAACAAGCTGCAAGAGCTTGGAGCAAAAATAAGCGAGATGGACCGGGACGGGCGGCTGGATGCGCTTGCGCAGTCGCTGTCAGATACCTTTGTTAATGGTGCCAAATCGGTCGAGCGATACATTCAGCAGCTCGATAAACTCGACTTTGTAGGGTTGGCAGACAAAGCCAAAGAGCTGGCCAAGCAGGTAGGCCCTGCCATCGACCAGGTCGTCTCCACCGGGCAGTATGCAACTGCCACGCTGAGTACGGTCTGGAACACCTTTAGCCTTTTGGTTACCAGCTCGGCGGCAACGTTGGCCAAAGGCGTGCAGCTCACACTGGGTTCTGTGCTGTTGGCAGGTGGGCAAATTGCCGGGTTCTTTGGCGGCTCTGAGATCAAGGCCAAGGCCGAAGGGCTGTACAGCTTTCTCGGTGAGCTGAGCGATGGCTATGCAAAGCAAGCTGATACTGATCTGAAACAGATCGGCAGTGCTTGGGATTTTCTCGATCAGAAATCGGCGGATAGTGCGCAAAAGCGGACTGCCGACGAAGCGAAGAAAACTCAGGCGGTCAAAACAGAACTTGAACAACAACGCATGCTCGACCAGGCGCATGCTGACCACTTGATCGCCAATCAGCAACGGATCGTTGATGCGGCGGCTAGCGGCAAAACCGCCATTGCGGACTTGGCGAACGCCGTCAATCTGATCGATTCATCCAAGTCGGTTAAGCAGATTGAAGGTCTGCGCGTAGCGCTAAGAAAAGCCTAAAAAGCCGGTACGTTGAGTATCGAGGAGTACCAGCAAGCAACCGCTGTATTGAGCTACAAGCTCAAGTCTCTCGGTTCATCTGCAGGTGGCGCAGCGGATCTGGTCTCTGACCTGGACGACAAGCTAGGTGACCTTTCAAAGGTTCAAGCCGCGATCAGCAGTGCCAAGACAGATGTTGATATCAACAGCATTCGCTCGGCGCTGCGCAAGCTGTATGACGATGGCTCGATCACGGCCAAGCAGTACAACGAGGAGCTGAAGAAAACCACTGAGCGGCAGCAAGAACTCAAGGGCGCAGTCGAGCAAGGCAAAAAAGCACAGGACGCGAAAAACGAGTCCGACAAAGAGGCCATCGTCACCAGCGAGCAGCTGCGCCGTGAGTCGGGCGAGCGCATGGCGCAAGAGCGCCGGGCCAGTGGTCAGGCGATGGAGGACTCGCGCCGTGGTGCTGAAGCTGTCCAGAAGGACTTGGCCGATGTTGAAAACTTCTTTGGCGGCGTGCTCACGCGCTCGCGTGAACCACTGGCGCAACTCAGTGCTGCTGCGCTTGAGGCATTCGACAAGCTCAACGGCATCAGCACGGCCAACATCGAGCTGGACACCAGCAGCCTGGATGCCACCACTGAGTCACTACAGCAGGCCACCCAGGCAATGGGGGAAATGCAGAAAGCGGCCAGTACGGTCGGTGTGAGTGCGTTCGGCAAGTGGGCGGTTGAAACCCAGTTGCAAAGCCAACGCCTGCAGGTGCAGTTCCTCAAGCAAAAGGCCAGCTTGCAGAGCCTTGAGGAAGGTTATGCAGATGGCAGCATTACGGTCGGTGAGTTCGCGCGCAAAGCTGAATCAGCCCGCCATACGCTGGGCCTGCTGAATGACTCTGATCTGCGCACGCTTGAGGGGTCAATTGAGTCGGCCAAGCAAAAGATGAAGCAGCTGAGTGAGGGCAGCAAAACGACTCTGAACAGTCTGCGCGATGAACTGGCCCAGTTGCGCGGTGAGCAGGACAGCATCGATAAGCGCCGCTTTGCCAGCCGCCAGGCCGACCTCAAGCAACAGTTGGCCGAGGCCCAGGCCAGCGGCGACGGCAATGCGGTCAGCAACCTGGTCCAGGCGCTCGGCACGCTTCGCCAGCTTGAGCAGGAGAGCAACCAGAAACGCCAGCTCGAGCAGCAACAAAAGCGCATCGACGCGCAAAAGCCCGCTACTGCAACACCTGCAGCCGCCCCGGCGAAAATCATTCGTCTGGAAACGGCCAAGGGCAAAACGGTGGATGTAGCGGTGAACGCTGACCAGGATGAAACCAACTTGCTCGACATCTTGCAGGATGCCGGGTTGAGGGCGTTATAGATGATGCTTGATAGCGTTGAGCTTGATGATCAGTTTGAGTGGGTCGATGAGTTCGAGTGGGATGTCATCGCCCAGGAGCAGGAGCGCTCACTGTCGGGGGCACTGCTTGTGCAGGAGGGCGTCAAGCTGTACGGGCGCCCGATCACCCTGCGCAGTAATGGCGGGGTCTGGACGCCACTGTCGGACGTTCGCCAGCTCGAAGTACTGCGCGATCAGGCCGGGCGGGGGATGCCGCTGACGCTGCCGGATGGGCGTGAGTTCTTCGTGATCTTCAACCGCATCAACGGCGCACCACTTGAGGCCCGCCCGCTGGAACGCCTGGTTAATCCACCTGACGATCACCCGTATGACGTGAGCCTCAGGCTGATCACCGTTGCACCGCCGCCTGCGCCATAAACCGCGATATTAACCCTGCCGATAGCCCGCTCTGTGCGGGTTTTTTAATGCCCGGAGATTGGCATGACGATCAATGTTGATGATGTAAAGCTGTTAAAAAGCCAGCGCCTGACCGATGAGGAAGATGGCGGCGGGCGTGCAACTGGGCAGGCGGTGACGGATGCAGAGATTAATAACCTGTTCCCTGATATCTCCCGTCTCGACCGTACGACTGGCCGCATTAACCTGCGCAAGGTGTTTGCTGGTGTCAGCACCACCAATGCCGACCCGTACCTGGGCGCGCATTCGATTGTGGTCAAGGCGCCGCTTGATCCTCGCGTGTCGGTGCTGCTGTTCAACACCGGCAGCCAGACCGATGAGCGCAAGGATGCGCGTAACGCCATCGAGAGTTATGTGGTGCCTGCGGTCTCAGCGCCGTTTGAATTGCTCGGCAACCAGCTCAAAGGGCAGCGCGCCATTGCCTGCGTGCAGCGTGAAGAGCAGCGCATCCCTGAGATTGGTGAGGTGTATCAGCTGGTCTCAACGGCTCATGAGCAGTATGTGCGCATCAGTTCGGTTGATTCGCGGCTTGAGCAGTTTGCATTCGATTACGGCAACGGCAACTACATCACTTTCACACGGCGGCGCTTGGATCTTTCGATCAGCGCCGCATTGCTTGAGACCATGCCGGGCGGTCAGGTAACACCAGCAGGCACAGCGGCCTCCTCGCTGGATGGCAAAGCCAAGGCGCAAGTGCTGACCACGCAAGTGGCCGATGCGGCGCGCTATTACGGCATCAGCCCGCTGGCGTTGGCCGTGGCCGAGGGTGATCTGTCGCTGCGGGTGCAGAGTGTTTATTCGCAATTGGTGCCGAGCGCTACGCGTGAGAGCGCCCTGATCGATCAGTTGGGCGGCTACCAGCGGCGCATGGTGCTTGCAGCGGGTCCGGCTCGCTCGGTGTCGTTGACCTTTGTAGCCGTCACGGGTGGCCAGTCGCGTTCGTTCCTTGGTACCGGCTGCGCACCGGGTTCCCTGAATCTGACGGCAAACAGCGGGGTATACGGTGATGACAGCAAGGGCGGCCTGCGGTTTATCTCGGGCAGCAACTGGATCACCAGCGGCACCATCGACTATGAAACTGGGGAAATCAATGTAACCCGTTCCGGTTCCGCGTGGACGGGGGCGGCGCCTGCCAGCTATCAGCCCGGTGCGGCTGCCACTGGCGAGACCGTTAGCGGTGAAGTCGAGATCACGCTGGGAAACCGCGGCTATGTGTAAACCTTGAATCTTGCCGATGCGGTACCGCGGCCCGGCACACTGGTTGTCAGCTATCTGGCTCTGGGCAAATGGCAGGAACTGCGGGACCTGGGCAACGGGGGAATGGGTGGGGGGGGGGGGGGGGGCGCCCTGCCACCTACCGGCGGGGTGCCCCTGCCACTGGCGAGACCGTGAGCGGTGAAGTCGAGATCACGCTGGGCAACCGCGGCTATGTGTACACCTTGAATCTGGCCGATGCGGTACCGCGGCCCGGCACACTGGTGGTCAGCTATCTGGCTCTGGGCAAATGGCAGGAACTGCGCGACCTGGGCAACGGTGAACTGGTCGGTGAAGGCGCTGGCGGCATTGCCTTTGATACCGGCTCGGTGTCGATCACGCTCAACGCTTTGCCAGATGTCGGCAGCTCGATCATCTATGCCTACGTGGGCGCCAATGCATCAGCTGTTACTCAGCGTACCGGCGCGGCGCTGGCTTCAAAGGCCAAGATCAAGCACACCTTGCCCCATGACGGCGTGCTGCCCGGCTCGCTGGTGGTCTCTTACACCGCTGGCGGTGCTGAAAAAACCATTACCGACAGCGGGCAGGGCACGCTTGCGGGTAACGGCGGGAGCGGGTTGATTGTGTACGCCTCAGGCGAGATCACGCTGGAACTGAGCCTGACGCCCGACGCCGGTACCGGCATCCTGTACGCCTACGAACAGGGCACGGTCAACAACACGCCACTGTCGGTGACCAGCGACAGCAGCGGGGTCTCGAGCTTTACGATTCCCGGCGCGCCGCTGCAGCCTGGCAGTGTCCACATCACCTGGAACACCACGCGCCGTTCTGCTGTGCCAGCCATCAATTGGAAGGTCGTGGAAAGCGGCGGCACCTTGCCGGTGTATGAAACCGATGTGGACGTGGCCAACAGCATCAGCGACAACGCCAGCGGTGGCTGGATAGGGCGCACCGGCACCATCAATTACAGCACCGGCGATTGCACACTGCAGGTGGCCAAGCTGTATGACTTTGTTGAATACACCTACTCGACCAAGCTGACGCACGGCGTGTGGGGTACGCCAGAGCCTGTGCTGGTCAGCACCACGGTTAATCTGCGCGAGAGCTTTGGCGGTACCTTGGTGGTTGCCGCACAGGGAGCCGGTGAAGAGTATGGCGAGCAGACTGATACGCAATCGGTTGCGCCGGTTAGCATCGATCTGTTGCCGACCATTGGCGAGCCTATTGTGCCGGGTTCGCTGGTGTTTACCTGGGGCGGTGAGACCTACGTTGATCGCTCGGGCGTGCTGTACAAAAACATCTCAAGCCAAACCAACGCCGGTATTGCTGTCGGCTCGGTGGATTACGCGGGCGGTACTGCAGTGCTCAGCAGCTACCCAGCAGGCGCAGCGGCCAGTGCCACCGTGCTGGCCTGCCTGACCACTAATGCCGGGTTCAGCGTCAACAGCATGACCTTTCGCACACCGGGTGCGCCGCTGCGTTCGGCAAGTTTGCAGATTACTGCCGTGCGGGTGGACAACGGCACGGTGGTGACTGCGGTTGCCGATGCCAATGGTATTTTTGATAACCCGGTGATCAAGGGCACCGTTGATATAACCACTGGCATCGTGCGCTTGCACTTCACCGCCGACATGGATGATGAAACCGGCGAAAGCGACATCCCGGTGATTCCGTTGCTGTTGCGTTACAACGCCGTGGTGCTGACCAGCTTGCCGCTTGATGCCGGTTTGATCGGTCTCGATCCGGTGCGCCTGCCATCGGATGGCCGGGTGCCGGTGTTCCGTGATGGTGATGTGCTCATCATCCACCACACCGATGAAACGGTGGTGGCCAGCCCGGCTGCAGGAGGGACGCTGCAGCTGGATCGCACGCAACAGGCTGAGATCGATGTGGTTGATAGCAACGGCCTGTCACTGGTTGCCACCAGCTACAGCGTGGATCGTAAGTTAGGTCGCGTTACTTGGGCTAATCCCTTGGTGCTGCAAGATGCAGAAGGCAGCCCGCTCAGCCTGCCGCTGACTGTGCGTGACCGGGTAGAACACATGACCCAATGCACCGAAGTGCAGATCAGTGGCCAGCTAGGTATCAGCTCACCGATGCCGTGGGCGCTGCCTGCCGGTGAAACCAAGGTATCGAGCGCTGTGAGCTGGGGCGACCTGCAGGCGCGGGTGCATCACTGGTTTACGCAAGCGACCTGGAACGTTGGCGCGCCAAACTGGACGGATGCGCCGCAAGGCAACAGCACCACGGCCAATTACAACCAGCTCAGCTATCCGCTGATCATCACCAACCGTGGGGCGATTGATGCCAAGTGGGCGCTGGTGTTCACCGGCACCACCAGCTTTAACGTGGTGGAGGAAAAGCTGGGCGTGATTGCAACCGGCACCACGTCCTCAGACTGCTCGCCAATCAACCCTGAAACCAGTGAGCCGTATTTCACCATCCGCAAGGAAGGTTGGGGCAGTGGCTGGTTCGCAGGCAACGGGGTGCGCTTCAACACCGACAGCTGCCTCGGGCCGTTGTGGGTCGTGCGTACTGTTCTGAGCGGGCAGGGCACGGTTGAAGATGATCAATTCAAGCTGCAAATAAGAGGGGATGCTGACTGATGCCAACTCAATATAGCTGGTCAGATGCCAGCGGGCCGGGAGCTATGGGGGCTTACGCCAACTTCGCTGCCAACATGATTGCAGTTTTAAAGGCTTGCCTGGTTACGGGCTATCCGGGCAAGCCGGGGGCGGGGTGGTCGGTCATCTATGAGACGGCTAATGTTCTGTACCTGCAGAACGCAAATCAGAGCGGGATTGTTGCCTTCTATTTTCCATGGGCTTTCCCGGTGTTTCGGGTTTACATCATGGAGGCCCCTCCAACCGACTTGACTGGAACCCTGCCTCAAGGGGTGAACATGAGGACGAGTGTTTACTCAACTCAGTCACCCTCCACCATATACGCCCAGCAAGCGGGGGTATGGCATAACTCTGACCCTTTTCGCTGGAGCATCATTGCTGACGGGAAAACGTTTTACTTTTTACTCAGTAGTGATGTTCTGAATGCCAACCAGAACTCACAGAGTTACCCGAATATGAATAAGGTTGCCCTGTACATCGGAGAGATCAGCACCGGGCAGTTTGTATCTATAGGCGGGGGCAATGGGACAAGCCAGTACCAGCTTTCCGGGGGATTTCTTGGGGCTAACCCCTCAACACCGGAAGCTAATGGCTCAGGTAACCCGACCTCAGCTTGTTTCGCTGATCTGATCACCGGGGTCATACCTCCGGACTACGGCCCAACTAAACAGTTGAGTTTCGAAGGGTACTCAACAACCGCAATTATTCAAAATAACGTACCTCAGGGCTATAGCCCCTACGCTTCGCCGTTCCCGACATTGCCCGAGGAGGTGTTTATAACGACTCCGCAACTCACCTATGGTGGGCTGGCCATACCGGGTCAGGCAAAGCTGCGAGGACTGGTTAAGCCTATAAACATGGAGAACGTCAACTATGCCCATCACTACACCTTTTTGCGGGGGACTGAGCTTACAGATTTAGGCGAGCTGTTTTCCCCTATAGACACGGCTGAGTACGGCAAGGTCTTGCCATTCAGTGGTTCGCCCTATAACTCCTGCTGCTACTGGTTGATGTTTGACGAGGAGTATTGGTGATGCTGATAACCCTCCCGCTTCGTAAAAGCATTAGCCCTCTGGCAGTTTTTCCTGAGCGGCGGAAGATACGCTTTAAAGTTCTCAGGGAAGGCCAGGAAACAGTCTTGTTTAAAGAGCTTCGGGTGTACAAGACGCCACGTGATCCGTTCATGTCCAGCTATTTTGCAGTCGGGCCTGACGGGGTTTATACGCCTACTCGGGAGTTTCAAGCGTCTGAGGTTGATGGGCCACTGTTCGTTGTGGGGCTGGATGATGCGCCTCCCGCTAAGTACAAGGGGATTTCTGTCGAGGTTGTCGAAGACGGGACGATAGTTTTCGACATCAGTACCGAGGTGTCCTCTGGGGTGCCGACCGTTCCTGCGACATTTGACGCCCGGGTTTGGGTGGATAATGCGCCCAGTGACCGTGAAGTGATTGCGATAGAAAAAACCTCTAGCGGTGAGTGGCGTGTATGCGGGTTCGGCAAAACGCTGGAAGGCCAGCTTGATGTTGACCTGAAAGTGGCATCGTCTGCCGGGTACGCGGTTGCCTTGGATGATTTCGGGACGTCGTTTGTTGCAGGTGCTTCGGTGTCGGTGGGTGATCGGGTCAGGCCTACCCTGTACGTTGGCTGGCTCTATGAGGTGACTGAGGCGGGTAACCTGCCAAGCACTGAGCCTGAGTGGTGGATTGCTGAAGAGCCGAATGCTGCCCGCCTAATCGGCTCCGCCCGAGTGGTTGCTGTTCGTTATTACCGTCCTCTGGCTCACGGGCCTTTCCCTTTCGAGTTGACCTGATGCTTATTCGAGAAGTGGGCGCCGCCTGGCAACAGGCGCAGCGCCGGGATCGTGTTGCCTGCAGTTTGCCCTGGTCAAACCTCCAGCCGCTCTCTACCGGAGCAACGGCAGGGTGGGGTGTCGGCCAAGGCCGTGATCAGTTTGGTCGGTCAGCTTGGCGCGATGCGCCTGCAGCAGATCTGGCAAGCGTGCTGAACTGGGACACTGCGGCGCCGCGCTCGGTTGCCTGTGGTTCGCGTTGGGATGATGTCGACCCCAAGGATCGGTCCAGATGTTTAGGCTGGAATCACAGCATCCGCGCTCGGGATCTGCGCCTGCACCTGATCTATAACCCGATGCCGGGGCAGCAGGACAGTGGTGTCAGGCAGGTCTGGCAGCGCAGTGATGAGTTTGGCCCACGCTACGACTCTGCAGGTGAATTGCTGGCCAGTTTGTACGTGCCGGGCAGCAGCGCCCTGCAGTTTTCATTTGAAGGGCAGCGCTATTCGCCCAGCAGCTCGCCGTTGGTGTTCTTTGACTTTCGCTATGAGCCTGCGCCTCGGGCCATTCAGCCGGTCGACAGCGGTGTGGGTGTGTCTTTCAGTTCTGCGCGGCAACTGAGCAAGCGCCTGACGTTGCCATGGGGCTGGGGGCGACCGACTGAACCTGTACCAACAGGCATCACCTACCCGGATTACACCGGGCCTGTTTACGTGATCGACACACCGGATGAGCCGGATATTCTGGAGACCTACATGATCGCCAACTTGGTGACCTTGGTTGTGCTGCCTGATCGCACGCCGATTGAAGTAACCAATATCAAGCTGGGACTCGACATCGATGCCTACAGCTGGAGCTTTAGCGCGGACGTGGCCGGGCGCACAGCGCTTAACCTGGTCAAGCCTGATGCCGGTGGCCAGAAAACGCTGGAGCTGACCATTAACGGCTGGACGTGGAACCTGCTGGTCGAGCGCTACAGCCGCAAACAGAACTTTCCGGGTGAGCGTTACAGCATTCAAGGCGCCACGCGTAGCCAGTTGCTGGCCGCGCCATACGCGCCGCTGCGCAGCAACCTGAATGCCGCGCCGATCAATGCCCGGCAAGCCGCTGAAAACGAACTGCTCAACACCGGCTTTACCCTGAACTGGGACAGCGCCGCGCTTGGCCCGGCTGACTGGACGATTCCTGCAGGTGCGTTCAGCTACCAAAGCCAGACCGCCATGCAGGTGATTGCGCGCATTGCTGAAGCAACAGGCGGCGTGATCCGTCCCGCTCGCGACAGCGATGCCTTGAGCGTACTGCCGCGCTATCGGGAGGCGTCGTGGAATTGGGGCGCTGCGCTGCTAGACCGCATCATTCCTGCTGCCATCATGACCGAGCTTGCCGGTGACTGGACGCCACAGCCTGCATGGAACACGGTCTATGTGTCGGGCACCAATCAGGGCGTGGGTGTTCGGGTTCGCCGCACAGGTACTGCAGGCGACAACCCGGCCCCGGACGTGCTCGATGACCTGATCACCGATACAGCAGCAGCCCGGTCACGCGGCATCTGTGAGCTGAGCAAGGGCGGCAACGTGTCGATTGAGACGTTTTACATCCCGCTGTTTCCGCCTAGTGACACCGGCAACCCCGGTCTGGTTGAGCCTGCCATGCTCTGCGAGGTGCGTGAGCCAGAGGGCGGTGATATCTGGCGCGGTCTGTGCCTTGGCACTGACATCAGCGCTGAAGGTGTCGGCGCCGTGCGGGTTAAACAAACACTGCGCCTCGAGCGCCATTACTAGGAGCGCCCATGGCAACAGTTAATCCGTGGAAAAAGTTTATTGGCCTACTGCCTGGTGGCGTGCGCACCGTGGGCGATGTGATCAGCATCGACACTGCAGCATCGACCAGCGTCGTCGAGCTGCGCAACGGCGTGCAGATCACAGCCCGTGGCGTTGATGTAGCGGTGGGGCTGAAAGCCTTCATCGTTGACGGCGATATCACCGGGCAGGCGCCAAGCCTGCCGCAGTACGATATCGAGGTTTAGTTGGAGCTTGGATATCAGTAACTAGATATCTGCGTAGTTACCGACTCACTTTTCCCGAGTTCACGTCGAGATAGAGCCGATTGGCAGTTGTCATGCCTCCGCAGTACGTAAAATACATACCTTGATCTTTTGCGGGGGATGCCATCCAGCCGCCAATCTCTTCGAAGTCGGCTGTGCTGCAGGTGCCGTTGTTTATGAGTTCACGTGCTGCTTTAGTGAACTGATTTTTGTAAAGACGATAATCGTCCGAGCCTTTGACCAGCGCGTCATCGCCGGTCGCGCCTTGAGCTGGGTCTACAGGTCTATTTGTTGAAAGGGATTTTGTTGATACCCACTCGGCGAACACCCCTTCGGTAATGCCATTGTTCGCGACGCATGCAGGGTTACCGCTTTTAACGTATTTACTGTTACCTCCAACGCAAGAGGCTGTGTAGGGCTTGGTTATGCGAACCCAAGATCCTTTCGTCTCCAAAGCTTGGACACCTTCTCGAAACATTAGGTACCCAGCAACACCACATTCATCGGAAGGACAGGTATGGCGCGCGACTTGATCGGCCGTTACCCAGAGCTTCGGTGCCGCAACTGCAATGCAAGCGGTCATCAATGTAGGGATAGCTATTAGCAGGGTAAGGAATGCCTTTGGACAATGCAGTTTGGTTGAGATCGGCATTGTGTATTTCCTTTGATTTGACTTGCTCTGAAGTGAGCGACCTTTGGATAGCTTGGTTTACAGCTTATGGCTATGGAATTGAGTGCTGACGCAGTGAGCAGTAGTGCTGCGACAAAGCTCAGTTCATGATGGCATTTGTTGCCTGACCGTTGGCTTGTATATCACATCACCAAGTTTTAAGTAGTTAGCTACAACCAATCAGCCCGCCATGTGCGGGCTTTTTTACGCCTGGAGGAATCATGGAATTAACCGAGCAGCAGCTGCTGCACATCATGCCAAACGCCCGCAAACACGCGGGCGTTTTTGTTTCTGCAATCAACGCTGCAGCCAAGCGCTGGCAATTCGACCGCCCCAAGCGCATGGCCATGTTCTTGGCTCAGGTCGGTCATGAGTCTGGCCAACTGCAATTTACCCGTGAGCTGGGCGGTAATGCGTACCTGGCCAAGTACGACACGGGCCGATTGGCTGAACGCTTAGGCAACACGCCTGAGGCTGATGGTGATGGCCAGTTCTACCGAGGTCGGGGGCTGATCCAGATCACTGGCCGTTTCAATTACCTCAAGTGCAGCGCCGCGCTGTTCGGTGATGACCGCCTGCTGCGCACACCTGAATTGCTCGAGCAACCAGAATGGGCCGCTCAGTCTGCAGGCTGGTTCTGGTGGACAAAAGAGCTGAACACCTTGGCCGATCAGGGGTTGTTCACCAAGGTCACGCGCAAGATCAACGGCGGCGTGAATGGCTTGAAAGATCGTCTAGAGCTTTGGGAACGGGCGCGGGAGGTACTGCAGTGAGCGGCTTATCAGTTGAACGCTTAATCGCTTATGCGGTGATAGCACTGGCGCTGACAGGTGTTGGCGCTTGGGGGTAATGGGCAATCACAGACAACAGCTGGCAGGCCAAGCATAGCGAATACGTTGGCCAAGTTGAAAAGGCAGCAAGGGCTGCAGGTGATCAGGCGCGTAGTGAAGAGCAGCGCCGCCAAGCGGCAATAGAGGGGATTCGTAGAGATGGCCAACAAAAACAGGCACAGCTTGCTGCTGATATTGATGCTATCACTGGTATCAATCTGCGGCTGCGCGAAGAAATCGACCGTATCAAGCTGGCAGCATCCAAGTATTCCGGTACTGCCACAGGAAGCAAGACAGCCGAGTCTGCCGTCGTGGTGCTCGGGGAACTGTTTAAAAGCGCTAGCCAAAGAGCAGGAGAGCTGGCTGCAGCGTTTGGCGCCGCTCGGAATGCAGGACTGATGTGCGAGCGATCTTATGATTCATTAAAGGAGTTTTGACAGTGGGTTAGGGCTGCTTTTTACGAACTCTCTTTGGTGTCTGTTTCTGAAGCTCCACAGCAGATTTTTGGAGTGGGTATTTCTGCAGTAAATTTTCAACAATATCCATGGTGTGATTAATTTCATCGCTGTTAGGTATGTGGCCGCGATGTGAGGCTGCATGACCTGCTTCGAGAGCAGCCTTCAGTATTTCCTTATCTTGTGAGCCAAGGTGGCCATCAGACGCTAGTTTGCTAAGCTTTTCAGTAAAGTGCCCGATGTCACCGATAGTGTCGTTCATATACATATCGACGAGTGCGCGTGCCCCCATCATTGCTAAGCGCCTACTATTTGAGTGGAGAGCTGTATAAATTTCGCGAAGCATCTTTCTCCACTCATAAGGAAGATCCTTCTCCCATTTTGGAGGGCGTCTTGAGATTCTTGGTGGGTAGTACTCTGTCTCGTCGATAGCATCATATTCGGAGTGCCAGTGATCAACACGAAGCGTCACCTCTTCGCAACCTTTGCACTGGAGGAGTGAGGTCGTTTTTGAGTATTCGTAGCCAAAACCGTCATGATTTCCAGCCCACTCCTGAATCAGTTCATGGAGTTTAGTGTGATTGGTAGTGCCGGAGCATCGATTGCAAAAGGAGCTGAGCTGTTTTGGTGGCATGGGAAACTCCTGAATACGGGGCTTTGAGGCTATCAGATACATATTGTGCTTTGGCAATTTGTTTGTGCATTTTTTTTGAGTGGCCGCACTCTCACGACCGTTGGTAAGGAAAAAGTTGGCGCTATATTGAGGTTGGATTTTCCTAGGTATACTGTGTATTTGTACAGTTATTTGGGGCTGGTACTATGGGTATCTTATTTTTAGCGCAACTTTCACCTTCGAGCGCTGTGCTCCCATATTTTTCGTTCAAGGTTCCTGCTGGGTTCCCCAGCCCAGCAGGTGATCACTTAGAGCAAGAGATTTCGCTTGATGAGCTGCTAGAGCTGCGAGCGCCGCACACCTACCTCGTAAGGGTCGATGGCGACAGCATGCAAGATGCTGGGATATTTAGCGGTGACCTGCTGGTTGTTGATCGGTCAATCGAGGCCAAGCCAGGTGATATCGTTATCGCCGCCGTCAACGCTGAACCCATGGTCAAGCGGTTGGGGGCTGTGGGTGCGCAGATCGTATTGTTCTCGGAAAACCCGCATTACCCTCCGATATACATTCTTGAAGGTGATGAGCTGCTGATATGGGGCGTGGTGGGCTATAGCATACGGAGTCATGATCACCATGGCTGAGCCAATATTTGCCCTGATCGATTGCAACAGTTTTTACGCAAGCTGTGAGCGTGTGTTCAGGCCTGACCTACTGCGTACACCGATTGTCGTTCTGTCGAATAACGATGGTTGTGTGATAGCCAGGTCGGCTGATGCAAAGCCCTTTATCAAGATGGGCGAGCCTTACTTCCAGATCAAAAACAAGCTGCGACAATACGGCATCGTCGCATTCAGTAGCAACTATGCCCTGTATGGCGACATGAGCCAGCGTGTAATGACCGTGATCGAGTCGCTGGTCCCGGCGGTAGAAGTGTATTCAATTGATGAGGCCTTTGCCGACCTGAGCGGTATAGCTGATGCCAGAGTCGAAATGCTTGGCCGTGAGATACGGGCCAAGGTGTTGCGTTCGACAGGCATACCTACAGGCGTTGGTATTGCCAGCACCAAGACACTATCCAAGCTGGCCAACCATGCCGCGAAAAGGTGGCAACGCCAGTCGGGCGGTGTGGTGGACATTCGTGATCCGGTTCGGCGCGACAAATTGCTGAAGGTCATCGACGTGAGTGAGGTCTGGGGCGTTGGTCGCCGCATGACAGAGCACCTGAACAGCATGAGCATTCGTACTGCTTGGGACTTAGCGCAGGCCGACGCTTGGACCCTTCGTAAACAGTTCAGTGTTGTCATCGAGAAAACAGCGCGAGAACTGCGGGGTGTGCCTTGTCTGGAGCTAGAGCAAGTGGCCCCGCCTAAGCAGGAGATATGCTGCTCTCGAATGTTTGGCAAACGACTACACGACATCGCGCCTATCCGTGAAGCAGTTGCAACATATGCTGCCCGTGCTTGCGAGAAGCTAAGGGCGCAGGGTTCTTTGTGTAAAAAGGTGAGGGTGAGCATCCGCACGGGTATGTTCAATCCAGATGAGCCAAAGTTTGCCCGTGGGGTCACCTGTGAACTCCCATATCCGACCGATGACACCCGGCAAATCACTAAAGCTGTAGTCGAAGGGCTAAGCGGGCTATTCAGAGAAGGTTATGCATTCAGCAAGGCAGAGGTTTTGCTGCTGGATCTGCGGCAGCGCGGTGAGTTTACAGACGATATGTTTGCCGTCACGCAGCCAGAAGCTGCAGAAAAAGTGATGAAAGTTCTCGACTCGATCAACGCCAAGTGGGGAAGGGGAACCGTTCGGCCTGGTGGGGTGCCGGCTTCCCCTGATTGGGGAATGCGCCGCGAGCTAATGAGCCAGAGCTATACCACACGAATAGATCAGCTATGGACTGTTCGGTAAATCATTCATCCGCACATAGAAGGAGTCGCATTATGAGTTAGCTATGTCAGTGATCAATTTCTTTACAGAGTGAGCGCGCAATGCGTTTCAACTCTGCGTGTGCTTCCAACCGTTCACTCTTTGATAACTCTTCGTCTTCGAACGCTCTGGCATGTAGCTCGTCGTCACGCAGCATCTGCGCGGCGTAGCGTCGAGCAATGCTGCGAGCAAGCCCTTTTTTATCCATGTTTTTGCACCTCTAAAGCTCTTCAAATCCTAAAAGAAGCGACCGGTCCAGGTGTTCGAGCACCTAAACCGGCCACTTAACCTGCAGCCATACCTGCAAGCCAAGCCAAGGCTTCTCACTCCGTGCACGAAGCGGGGGAGATCCTAGCACCTGTTTATTTATACAGTAAAGGTTTGCTATCTATGACTAACCCCATCGTTCCATGGCTGGGCGGCAAACGCCGTCTGGCAGACCGCCTGATCCCGCTGTTTCCACCGCATGAATGCTACGTCGAAGTCTTTGCTGGTGGCGCTGCGTTGTTCTTCCTGCGGCCACAGCCCGCCAAAACCGAGGTGCTGAATGATCTCAATGGCGACCTGGTGTGTTTGTACCGCGTAGTGCAGAACCATCTGGAGGAGTTCGTGCGCCAATTTAAGTGGGCGCTATCGAGCCGGCAGATCTTCGAGTGGCAGAAAATCACCCGGCCAGAGACCCTGACGGATATCCAGCGTGCCGCCCGATTCTTTTACCTGCAGCAGCATGCGTTCGGCGGAAAGGTCAGCGGGCAGACATTCGGTACCGCCACCACCGGGCCGTCAATCAACTTGCTGCGCATCGAGGAGAATCTATCCGCCGCTTGGCAGCGCCTGGCTGGAACCTACGTTGAGAACCTGTCGTGGTTGGATTGCGCTGAGCGATATGACCGCCCGCATACATTCCATTACATGGACCCGCCGTACTGGGAAACAGAAGGCTATGGCGTGGACTTCCCCTACGACCAGTACCTGCAGATGGCTGACTTCATGCGGCGCTGCAAAGGCAAGGTGATGGTCAGCATCAACGATCACCCGGATATCCGCAAAGCATTTGAAGGCTTCCACATGGAAAGTCTGGATATCCGTTACAGTTGCACAAACCAGCGCCAAGGCGTAGCCGAAACCACCGGCGAACTGGTGTTTACGAACTGGAAACCGGCTGATCTTGGCGGGCTGTTCTAGTCGTATTATTGTTGTATTTTTCTGGCGGAAATGGCTGACTTCGGTTATATCCATCTCCGAATGAAGGTTTGCTAGTTTGTGGAGATCTCGCTGAAATCAGGCGTAGTGATCCTTATATGGACGTCTGATGAAGAAATTAAACCCAGAGAAGAAAACTTTTCACCATAATGCTGGAGTTATGCGATGGAGAAATGCACTAAAGCGAAAGGATAAAAAATATTTAGCTCATAGGCCTCGTGTCGTTAGAAATGTGCTAGGGCAAGATGTTATTGTCGCACCAGAGTACATATCAATATATGAGCTTGGCGGGGTTTTATCTCCATATTTTAAAACGATGAATTTCATTAATCAAATATATGAGAGGTATAGAGTTAGAAATTGTTTAGTCGACTTTAGTGGAACCAAAGGTTTTTCTGCTGCAGCGTTAGTTGTCGTTTATGCTGCTATTGAAAAAGCAGGGTCTGGCAGGAAAGGGCGAGCTAATATTGCCTTCTCATTAAAATCACCAGCTGTTAATAAAACCATAAAATCCAGTAATCTGTTGAAGTTGATAAGAGGTCACGATATTAGTTATTCTTTAGATTCTGCGCGTTCCATGCCCATAATTTCCAGTGTTGGGAGCGAGCAAATGGAAGAAATTATCGATTATATTCAGCGTAGAATATTTAAAGATAAAATGAGCCCGGCCACTGAACATATTTATGGTGATGCAGTTTCGGAAACTATCAATAATGTTAGGCTTCATGCATATCCTGATACGCCGTTAGATGAAAAGCGCTGGTGGTTGATGTGTAGCACATTTGGTAAAAAATTGTTCTTGGCTATATATGATTACGGGGTGGGTATTCCAAATACCGTAGTTAGGCAGTCGTGGTTTTTTCCGTTGATGAAATATGCCAATCCTGATGAATATCAAAGGTTGGTCGAAGAGATTCCAGAGTTGGAGAGCCCTGGTTTTAGTGTTTTAGTTCCAAAACACATTCCTGATGAGCGATTAATATATTACTCTATGCAAAGTGATGTTTCTGGAACCAAACAGGAAAAACATGGTCAGGGAAGCAAGAGCATAAAAGCTCTAGTGAACGATACTGATGATGGGCTACTGTGGGTGTTTAGCAATAATGGCCTGTACACGTTCAGCGCTGAGGATCAGAAACCTGGGGAAGCAAAGCTTAAAAAAAGCTTTCCCGGAACCTTAGTTCAATGGAATATTGAGATATCATGAGCACTTCTTTCACTATAAGTGTGGTAAAGGATTTCAGTAAGAAACCTTATGGTCGATACCCGGATGATGGCGACGGGTGTGGTCAATATTTTCGTGAAATATGGTTGGCTCCAAAACTTCGTGAGTATGATTATGTCCACGTAGATTTGGATGGGTATAACCGGTACGGGCGATCCTTTCTTGATGAGGCATTTGGTGGGCTTATACGTGATGAAGAATTTACATGGGAGGAGTTGCAGGAACGGTTAACTTACTCACATAGTTTGGTTAAAAGTATCGAAGCCTTGATAAAGGATAGGATTGATGCAGCGGGTGGTAAATTTTAATGAGTTTTCAGAATCTGCCTGTCCAGCTTACAGTTTTACTTCTTGGTTGGATGTTTACTATCTACCTCCAGCATGTCGCTAATAGGCGTGCTGAGGCCTTGAAGCGTAAAGATAAAATTATAGATAAGCTTGATGAGTTGCCAGGTTGGGTAGAGCAGGAAATTTCCAAATTAACCTTTTCTGCGTCAGATGCTGAAAATATATTTAATGGGCTTTTATTGCACATTGAGCTACGTATGAATAATTTTAATACCCATGTTGGGAGAAATGTTATTGATACTTCTCTTATTGTTGGTATGAGTAGGGTTGATTTTTTTGATGAGCTACAGTTAATGCGAGCTCCGTTTGTGATACGGGAGGTGTCGTCAAATCTGATTGAACATATCGAGCTTGAGTGTAGTGCGCTATATTTTTCAAATTCGTATCTTCGGAGGATTCAAGGATTCCTCTCTGAGTTGTACGGTGTGATAGTGGCTTTGTTTGCACTCATCCTTGCTCTTGCTTTCGGCAAAGTACTTGTTTGGGCGTTTTTCTAATCAAGTTAAATTACCTGAGTCTAGTTTTGAAATTTCATGGTCTTAGGGGACAGGCCACGTTTTTATACTATGCAAAGTGGCATCATAATGCCAAAGGCTCCAATGCTGCTCGCTGGACGCATACTGGGGAGTGTGGGCAGCTGAATGCTCACCCTGGATGACCGCTCCAAGCCGAAAGCTGCAGTGCCGGGTAGGCCGCTTTGGACAATAGCTGCCTTTCTGGAGGCAATCAGAAACCCATCCATAGTTATGCGGAGGCCGGGTATACTTCCTCACCGTAGGCATATTCACTAACCGAAAAACACGTACGATGGCACCACCATCCCTCGCTATTGAATCTTTACAGAGCCCCAGAGCGTGCCGGTGACAAATCCCAGTCCGACTTTCCATGACTACGACGTACTCCTTGAGAGGGTCGCCAACTCATCAAGAGAAATTATTTTCTTTTTCGGATCGGCACTGTCCCTACCTGAAAGTGAGGGGGCTCCCGGCGTGCCCAGTGTTGTTGACATCCTGAGCCTCGTAGAAGAAACACTCATAGACACACCAAGTGCATTTGCGTCTGTTCGAGATCAACCGGACGTGGGGGCCGCGTATCAAAAGGCATTTCAGCAATTGCAGGCCTACAGGGGGCAGGATGCAGTTAACGAGGTGATTCGTCGTGCAGTTTTTAAGTCACGCAAAGTGATCCCGATTCAGGCCAATACACAGGGTACTCTAGACTTAAACGCGTGCAGAGCTCTCGACGACGACTTTGCCGGATGGCATCTCCGCCCGTCGTTGACTGCCCTAGGCAAGCTTCTGGCAAATCATTCGGGAAGATTGGGCAAGACTGTCCTGACGACAAACTTTGATCCATTGATCCAGGCCGCTATTCGCACCGCTCACGGTATGTATATCCGTACCATGATGCATGACGATGGATCTCTGAACCAATCCGAAGGCCCTGGTATCCAGATAGTGCACCTGCATGGCTATTGGTATGGTGCGGATACATTACACGTTCCGACGCAAATCGGAAGCCGTCGAAATAAACTAAAACGCTCACTTGAGCGACTGCTGCAGAACCGCACATTGGTTGTTATGGGGTGTGGGGGCTGGGACGATATTTTCATGTCCAGCCTGTCAGATCTCGTTAGTGACACGGAGTTGAATCCAGATGTCCTTTGGACATTTTATGAGTCAGACGAAGATGTTATTCGCAGCAAGTACGCTCACGTATTTACTAGGCTCGCGCCAGCGATTAGCCGGGGTAGGGCTCAGTTTTACACCGGCGTAGATCTTCATGTTTTTTTACCTCAATTGCTGGAACGATTGAAAGATGGGTCCGCCTCCGACGAGCAAGCCCATATAAACGAAATATTGGAGAGATTGGGCGAACTGTCACCGGAGCTTCGGCACAGTATTCTCGGAAAAATCGACCCCTCACTTATTCTAAGAGTCGACGATCTCAAATTGAAGCATGACGCTCTTGAAAAAGAGTTATCGGAGACACGGGACAAATCTGCAGAGCGCGCAACAGTACTTGAAAAACAGGCTGCCAGTCTCGCGGCAGAATTACAGCAAGCGCAGGCAGCATTGACATCTTCACGTCTCGCCCTGACAAGTGCGGCGATGAAGGACATCTCTTGGTTGACCATGGTCCGGACGCAAATGATGCCCAAGCAGCCCGGACGAGTACCATTCCACAATTCAAAGGAGGTTGCACTTCGTGGATACCACGCTTCTGCAGGCGCACAGCGAGCCGTGCCGGTTTTGACCGAAGTCACTTGGTCCCCCGTAAGCTATCAAGAAAATAACCTTCATCGAGGCTATTACGCTGCACTGATATTTAAAGGGGAAAATTTCGTGCCCGGCGTGGTGTGGACATCCCGCCGAAGCGGTGGAGGCCTTCCTGCAGGTAACAGCGATTACTTCTGGAAGCTTCCCACTATTTATTTTGGAGACTACCTAGAAATCTCTACTAGTGATGGGGCTCCAGAAGCACCTTTGAGTTGGCGAGGCTATGAGTTTCAGGTTAAAAACCCTGAGGGCCATGTTTCAGAATGGGTGAGATTCTCTTATCCATTTGACGACACGATTCTGGAAAGTCTTCGTATTGAATCGTTTCGGGTTGGAGTCGAACTGCTGGAGTCAGGAAAGGCTTCAGAGGCAGTAGAACCTTTGAGAAAGTCGTATGTTTTCACGGATCGTATGTTGGGAATCGACGACCCTGATACCCAGGAGAAAAAGGCGATATGGAATCAAGCAATCGACCAAGCAGCGCTGTCGAAGCTCCGTTTTCGCGTCGGTGACCGCTTGACTGTAGTATCTGGCGAGCGAGACGGAGTAACGGGGACTGTTGAAAAACTGCTATTACGACACCTCCATGCCTATCTAATTCGCCCCGACAATGGTGACGAACCGTTTCAAGCATCCGACGTACAGGTCAAACTTTGCGAAGCATGATTCATGTGCAGGTGGCATATTGTCTAGCTCACATTCACCTGCGCATTCTGTTCGAATGGCAGCTATTTGGGCGACTCCTGTCTGTCGTCACCGACAGAGAGCGCCCAAAAGCGGCCGCTCGGATATGTACACGAATCAAGAGGCGATTGAAAAGTGCCAAGTTTTCGTGAGGCCTCGGTATCCTCGGAGTGTTAGCTATGAGCTTCATCACATTTTCGCGTGTGACTGGCACTCACACGGGTCAAAACCAAGGGCAATGACTACCGAGAAGGCTGCTGACGCATGATTGATGAAATGATCGCTATCGAAGATCCAGTAGATTGGCTGCTGGGGACGGATGAATTCCATCACAGTCTCTATGCCGCAGCACTCCGAAACTTGGAAGACCTAGATAATAAGCTCCGCTTCAACAACTTCGCCTACGCACTGCGGGAGCTGACCAACTCTATTCTGATGCAACGGGCCCCCAAAGCAGAGGTCCTGAAGTGTCCTTGGTACAAAGACGAGATTCAGCTGCCTCACATTAGAGATGGGGTCACGAAGATCCAGCACGCTCGGTACGTGGTTCAGGGAGGACTTTCAGACGAATACGTTGCAATGGAGCTGAAGCTTGATCTGTCGCCAGAACGCAAGGCGATCCGAGACTCGCTAACCGAGTTGAGCAAGTACACGCACGTAGAAGAGGCAACCTTCAACCTTCCTGGTCTGGAAGTCCAAATGCTTGTCGAAAAATCGCTTGATGCCTTACGAGGGTTGGGAGTGGCGATGTTTAACTGTCGCAGCCGCATAGCTCACAGCCTTTATGAAGCGATCGAAGACCAGGCTATCTACGAGGTCGTTTCTGACTCTCTCGAGGCGTTGGATAGCGTAGCTCATCATTATTCGTTGGAAGACGTCAGTGTCAATATCAGCGGGGTAGAGCGGATCACCCACGACACTGTTCATTTATTTGCAGCCGGGTTTATAAATGTTCAACTACAGTGGGGATCTAACTCGGATGTTCGGCGCGGTGATGGTCACTTGCAAGATGATTCGTTTGAGTTTCGCTGCAGCCTCACCTGCTCTGTCGAGGACCCTACCGGTGATTCATTAGTAATGGAGGATGACTCCATTATCGTGGATACGAAGGCTTGGGGGCAGCGGGAGGACGAGTGGGACCATGTAAGTACGATTGACTCCGAGCCCGCGGCCTAAACCAATTGGCCCCAGCCGTTCTGGCTAGACGGACAGCTTCGACACCTGCTGCAAGCGGCCATTTCGTGGCGCTCAATTCCACCTGACGGGAAGCCTGTGCGGATGCGCAACAAGCCTGGTCGAAATGATCCCTGCCCTTGCGGTAGCGGCCGCAAGCTCAAAAAATGTCATGGGTCTGTCGACGGTCTCGGGCCGAATGTACCGCGCATGTACGAGCAGATGCAGATGAAACTCGCTCATCATGAAGCCCAAGAGTTTCAAAGGCGTGAGCAGCAGGGCCTTGGTAGGTCGATCATTTCCACTAAGTTCCATGATCACAGAGTCATAGCCGTCGGTAACACGATGCATTTCTCACAGAAGTGGAAAACGTTTCACGACTTCCTGAGCGACTACCCGAGGATCGTCTTGGGCAGAGAATGGTGGACGTCAGAGGTAGGCAAGCCTCCAGAAGAGCGACATCGTATTCTCACCTGGGCTGTCCGCAGCTATGAGCATTCGAAAGCTCACATTGAACAGACTGGGCCAGGTGTTGCTCAGCCGATGACGGGGGCCATAGGTGCCTATATGCGCTTCGCATATGACCTTTACAGCCTGAAGCACGCCATTGAGGTCGAGAAATTGCTTATCGACCGAATCAAATGCGCGGAGAACTTTCCCGGCGCGTTGCATGAGGTGCGAGTCGCTGCCGCCCTGCTTCGGGCAGGCTTCAGCCTGCAGCTCCAAGATGAAACTGACAGACGTAGTACCCACGTTGAGTTCATTGCCACTGACGCTAAGTCCGGTGCTATCTACGCCGTTGAGGCCAAGCGACGAGAAGGCAGGCGGATGAAAATCAACAGACAAATGAATCGCGCTTTGAGCAAAAAGTCGGATCATCCTCGCATTGTTTTCATTGACACAAATGACGGGCGCCTGGAACTGGGCAGGGGCCAATCTAATCCAGTAGCGCTTGTAGAGGCTGAAAACCTCTTAAGGCTATATGAGCGAGATCCGGTTGGGCAAACGCTTCCTCAGGCGTATGTCATAGTCACGTACGAGCCAGAGGAGCATCACCTTGATGCTATTGATCTGCCTTCTGGAGTGCTGCTATGGGGCTTCCACCTCGAAGATCTTCACCCCGGGCCCAAAACCCTGCTTCAGCAGATCAAAACTAGGCGTCAGCATGCGCCAGTCTTTGCGCTACTGGAGTCCATGCAGAAGCACCGGCGCATTCCCACTACGTTCGACGGAGAGGCTGAGGCGTTCTCAGATGGAAGTTCCAAGACACGGCTACAGGTTGGTCAGCGGATGGAAGTGCCAGCACCTAACGGAACACTGATAGAGGCTACGGTAGAGAGTTGCGTCGTTATGCCCACGTGGAGAGAGGCCGCGTGTGTCGTTCGCACGGACGATCAACAGCGCTTCATAGTCAAGATTCCGTTGACGGAAGATGAACTAAAGGCCCACGTCCAACACCCTAAGACCTTTTTCGGCGTTATTGATAAAAATGCTGGCCGTTCGTCTCCGAAGACTGACTTGGACTGGTTCGACTTCTTATGGGAAACATACTCGAGCAGCACAAAAGAGAAACTGATTGAGCTCATGGGGCATGCACCTGACGTTGAACGATTGAAGGAGATGACCCGAGAGGATTTGGCCGACGAATACTGCGCTCGAATGGCAAGCGCAATGATGACGCCCCAAATGGAAAAGATGTGAGCCATTGTCCGGGTATAGCTCCACAATACTTTAGTGCCTGAGGACGAGGAGCTTCCTCGCCCTTTAATGAGCATGGAATGTCCCCACGAGTCAGCTCATGCCATTTCTCACAACGGCTGAACAACCGCTTTCCGCAGTCGAGACTGGCCATTCCAAATGCCGTCTCTGGGTCGAACGACTTCGTACGCGAGTGGCTGCTTTTGGCCGATTCTGTTGAAAAAGTCGGTTTTTAAAAATTGCCAGGAACCTGATCGGTATAGGGGCCTGTTTTGTGCGTTGCTACGTGAAATCTGTGTTCGAATGCTTTACCGCGGCAATTCAAGATTTCAATCTCATGCGCTTACTTTTCTGCGGAGAAAACCGCGTCCGACTGTTTTCAACAGAATAGGCCGATTGCGGGCGATCATATCCACGGATCGTGCAGGCCTAATCTGATGCAAATGGCTGGTCAGGTCGAATGCAAATGGTGGAGCAAGCCCGTGTTCTCCCTTGCTTGAATTTTGCTACAGCAAAACAATTTCAGATTATAACTTGCTGAAATATATGCGTATTTCTGTTTAGTCGGCTCGATCCAACATGGGCGCCACGCTGAAGCGACGTGATAGATCTGGGGTAGAGCCTGTAAACATGGTGACTTCTCTCACTTGAGGTTGCTGTTCTGGCGGGGAGTTAATGGGTAAATCGATACCGACAGAATGGCTGCTACCTGCAATATCAAAACACGGAACAGAGCGCGAGTTTATCAAGAATACTGTTGGGCTACGCTGTGGTTGTTAAGGGTCGTCGATCAAGAGCTGCGGGCGTGTTGTATCGAGTTAATTTTTTAACGCGGCCAAAAAAACAGGCCATCAGATAACTCCGATGGCCTGTCTTAAACCAATCGCCTCCGTTGAGACGTTATGGCGTCACAATGTTGAACCAGAAGTCGAAGTTATCCATGTAGCTCATTAGCTCTTCGAGCTTGCCTTTGTCACCTTCGATTTTGATGTCGCCTGAGCTTTCCGCATCTTTTAGCGTGGTCTGTTTTAGCATCACGTTATTAAGGGTTTCACGCGTTAAGGTGACGGTCGCGTCGGCGTTCTTAGCTTGCATGCCTTCGGTGTGGTTGAGCACACCGTTTACCATCTCGAGCGTGTACTTCTGTTTGAGATCGGTAAAGTCAAGGTTGAGAGTGATGTGCTTGTCGGCAACATCAGGCCCTTTCAAACGCATGGCCAGGAAGTCGAAGAACAAATCCAAGTCCATCGCCTTGACGGTGTCAGGACTTGCGGTATCGGGTGTCGGAAGTTGTTGCACGCCATTGCGAAGTTCCTGCGCACCTGTGAGGTAGAAGTTGCGCCATGGGCCGCTCTCAGCTTGATAACCCAGCTGTTCCAGCGCGTCGGCTTGCATATTTTTTGCCGCTTGATTGTTCGGTTCAGCAAAGACCACATGGTTGACTACCTCGGCTACCCAGCGGAAATCACCTTTGTCGTAATACTCCTTGGCTTTTTTCAGCACAGCGTCAGCACCACCCATCATTTCAACGTAACGCTTAGCCTTGTCTGCAGGTGGCAGCTCCCACAATGTGGCGGGGTTGCCAATGAACCAGCCAAGATACAGAACATAAGTGGCTTTGACGTTGTGATTCAGTGAGCCGTAGTAACCGCGGTTGGAGAATTTTGTAGCAATTTTCTTTGGCAGTTTCACCTGCTCCGCGATTTCGGTCATGGTGTAACCCTTGTTCGCTAGGCGAAGGGTTTCATCATTGATGTAGCGGTACATGTCGCGTTGTAGCGATAACTGCTCGCGCACTTCTTTGTTGCCCCACACCGGCCAGTGGTGCATGGCATACATCACTTGAACGTCATCACCCCAGAGTTTCAGTGCTTCGTTGAGGTACTTCGACCAAGCGAGTGGGTCACGGATCTTGGCGCCACGAAGCGAGTAGGTATTGTGCAGCGTATGCGTGGAGTCTTCTGCAGCGTTAAGGGCTTTCTTCTCCTTGATGTAGTAGAGCATCTCCGCCGGGGCTTCACTGCCAGGCGCATACATGAACTCGTAAGTGAGACCGTCGATTACGTGGGTTTCACCGGTTTCTTTGATGATGTCGGTTGGTGGAATCAGCGTTACTGTACCTGCCGATGTGGTGGTACCCAGACCAGCGCCTAATTGCCCTTTGGCGTCTGGCGGCAGCAGGTTACCGTACATATAGCTGGCCCGGCGGCTCATGGCAGTACCTGCCATAACGTTCTCGGCCACGGCGTGCTCAAGGAAACCTAACGGTGCGTAGATCTTAACCTTGCCGGCCTTAACATCTGCCTCATCGACTACACCGCGCACGCCGCCGTAGTGGTCAACGTGGCTGTGTGGGTAGATGACTGCAACCACAGGTTTTTTCGGCCGATGTTTGTAGTACAGGTCGAGCGCTGCCTTCGCTGTTTCTTGTGAAATCAGTGGGTCGAATATGGTGATGCCATCTTTGCCTTCGACGATGGTCATGTTCGACAAGTCATAGTTGCGGACTTGGTAAATGCCGTCGGTGACTTCAAACAGGCCAGAAATATTGATTAGTTGAGATTGGCGCCACAAGCTTGGGTTGGTCGTGTCCGGCGCGGCTTCACCTTCTTTAATAAAGCCATATTTGCTTGGGTCCCAGATCATATTGCCCTTTTCGCCTTTGATCGGTTCTGCAGGCAGGGGAGCAATAAAGCCTTTGTGCGCTAAGTCGAAGGAGGTCTTGTCGTCAAATGGCAGCTCTTTGAGCAAAGCATCGTTAGCGGCTTTGGTCGCATCCGTTGCAGGCTTAGCTGTTTCTGCAGCCCAGCTTTGACCAGATACTATGATGGATGCGGCAAGCAGAAACGAAGTGCTGAATTTCCATAATTTGACTGGAGATGACCGGCTCCCATGCGTTGCGGTCGATAGGGCATTCAATTTCATTACAAACTCCTTTTGGCTT